ATTCTGGACAGGGACCGTGATCCATTATGTCGGTTACTGTGAAATTCATTGTTCTTCTCCCTTGTTCGTTCTGCGTCCTATAGATAACATAACTCAGGTGGGATCGGATGTCAAGGGGCTATTATCTTCCTCAAGTCTCTTGATCTTATCATCCATCATTCGGATCATCCTAGCCTCAAGGCTTGCAAAGTCTATCTTCCGGAGTATCTTCTCTTCAATCTCTTCAAGGGTCCAAGTGTCATTCACAGGTGGCAGGTTCTGCATTTCTGGCGTTAGCCTACCTACTCGCCTCCCGGTAGGAGATACTAGACAAGTCCTAGAGTCCTTCTCAATTCTGGAAGTCAGTAGCAGGTTTTGCTCTTGAACATACCTAAGAAGCTCCTCCTTCTCCAGAATAATCTCTTGGAATGATTCAATAGCGTAATCCTTATTCTCAATAGAGTCTCTAGCCTCAGTAAGTGATTTCGCATATTCCAGTTTCCGCTCATTCACAACGATATTGAGCTTCCGCAATGATTCATTATGCGCCTTAAGGGATTCAATTGTATTATACGCTTCTTGAAGTTCAGAAACCTCAGCACTGAGCGCTGAGGTTTCTTTGGTCAATACTCTATTAGTCTCCATGAGTTCTTCGTTAGTCTCCGCTAGCTCCTCAATTCGGGCGGACTGTGCCATTTGGATAGTTATGTTGCTATCTCTCTTACAGTAGTCCGCAAGTTCGTGATCCTTAGCCTCATCAGGTACAATATTCCAAGGTTGCATTAGTTATTCTCCATCTCGTCTAGAACAATACCCTCCAGGTATTGTTCTAATGTTATATTCTTGATAGACTCATTATGCTTCAGGTGATGCTTAATGAATCTGGCGATAGCTTCTCCTGACTCATGCTCCCAAAGGTCTACTGCGCTTTCCGCAGCTGCTACTCTACTTAGAAGAACAACCACCTCCTCTTTACGTAGGCTCATAGAGGCCTTGAGGTAGATAGTATAAGCAGATAGGAGTATTAATACAACTATTAAGAATCCCATCATTATCTCCTTATACGGTCCAGTTCATTATATTCCAGCATAATGACATACTCATCCACCTTACCCAGTTCATCTTTAACCTCATCTAGTTCTTCTTTCAGCGATTCATTCTCGCCGGTTAGGATTTCGATTGTTTGAGATAGTTTCTCAATTTTAAGCGTCAGTTGTTCTACAGTCATGTTAGTTACCTTTTACTGGGAAAATTCCGGTTGCTTGCGTACAGCCATTTGAGCATTCAAACGACATTCCAGTATCATATGCTGGAGACTTACAGTTGCTGCACATACAGTTCCACAAAGAAGAGTCATAAGCATCACGCTTTACAGTCTTAAGCAAGGTTCCAATCTGAGCAAGTGCAGCTTGCTTGTGAGTATAGCAATCCTGAACAGCGTTTAAGAAGTCCGTACTCACAAAGAATAGGTTTCCTATAAGGTGAGGGTCAATGCTGTTACTGTGCCAACGAACCTTAGTAAAGCCAGTCCCGACCATAATAGGGCTGTCATCTACATAAATACAATTCTTATCGGAGTTATACACTAAGAAGTGTTCATAGTCACCTAAACGGTGTACGTCAGTAGCTTTAACTTCTTGCCCATCTTTCCAGGTAATGCCTGCGCCCAGAGAGGCTAGGTCGTCTAGGACTCCAAATAGATAGTACTTGTTGGTCCTATCTCCTGTATTAATTGTCAATGCAGAGAGGGCCATTTTAGTTATCCTCTGTATGTTGTATTCTCTCATCTAGATCAGCTAGAGAGATTGCTACTTCTTCTCTAAACTTGGTCAGTTCTTTGACGCAGACCTTGAAGTCCATTGACTCTTCTAGATCTTTAAGAGTTAGTTCAATGCTCTCCAGTGTGGCTAGCATGGTTATTCTGAACCGGTCCATCTCGTTAATCCTCCGACCGACCGCTGTTTGACTGTTGACTATCTCCGTCACTCTGTCATTGCTCATATCCATGTACTGGTTGAGCGTGAACGCCAGGTCATTAATCCTATCGGTCTGCTGCGGGTCTTTGGCATTACGTAGGATCATTAGCATACTCTTTAGGTCACTGATCTCATCTACAAATGCTCGGTCTGAGGCGACATGAGCATCTAGCTCTTGGTTCTTTTCTTGTAAGAGGAGACTTAACTCATCATTAGCCGACCATAGCGCATGATTGTTAGCGTCAGCATCCATGAGATCAAATGATAGCTTCTCGTTTAGGGCGCGGAGTTCTGAAATCTTTTCTACAAATAGAGCATCCTTCTCATAATGCTGCGCCAACTCTTGCTTTAGTTTCTCGTTTTGAGAGCGGATGTTTAGAATGTCTTGAAGAGTGGATGTACATTTCATTTTTATTCTCCTGTTTGGGGGGTTTCCTTATCTATAGATAATATAAGTCAGGTTATTCCGGATGTCAAGTCGTATTCAGCCTCATGCATTTCTACCAGTTTTAGGAGAAGTCTTTCTAGTTCCTCGTTTCGTGTTTTAGTCCAATCAGCATCAGCAGCCCAATAAGCAGCAGCAGTAGTAGCAGCATTAGAAGCATAAGTAGCAGCATCAGCAGCATAATCAGCAGCATAATCAGCATTAGTAGTAGCAGTAGCAGCCCAATAATCAGCATTAGTAGCAGCAGCAGCAGCCCAATAAGCAGTAGCAGTAGCAGTAGCATGTTTTCCTGCTTCGTCTACACAGTAGTCAGCCCAGCTGACTACTGTGGCTCTTGATGCTAGTCTAACAGCTATCCAAATACGATCTCTAGCGCTAATACCAAGGCTACAAATCTCTCTAAATGTCAGATCTTCTCTTCCTGCCCAGAGTTCGGTTACTACTTCTTCCGTGTAACTAGGGCAGGGTTTTTTGTTCATTATGTCGGTTACTGTGAAATTCATTGTTCTTCTCCCTTGTTCGTTCTGCGTCCTATCTATAATATAACTCAGGTGGGTGAGGATGTCAAGTCTTATTCAGCCTCGTGCATCTCTATCAGTTTGGATAAGAAGCGCTCTAGTTCCTCGTTTCGTGTTTTAGTCCAATCAGCATCAGCAGCCCAATAAGCAGCAGCAGTAGTAGCAGCAGCATCAGCAGCCCAATAAGCAGCATCAGCATCAATAGCAGCAGCATAAGCATAAGCAGAAGTAGCAGAAGCAGCATAAGCAGCAGCAGCATTAGTAGCAGCATCAGCAGCATAATCAGCAGCAGAAGCAGAAGCAGAAGCATGTTTTTGTGCTTCTGCTGCACAGTAGTCAGCCCAGCTGACTACTGTGGCTCTTGATGCTAGTCTAACAGCTATCCAAATACGATCACCTACGTCGATGTCAAGGGTGCATACCTCTCTAAATGTTAGCTCTTCTCTTCCTGCCCAGAGTTCGGTTACTACTTCTTCCGTGTAACTAGGGCAGGGTTCTTTGTTCATTATGTCTTTTACTGTAAATTTCTTCATTTTAATACCTTGTTTGTTTTACATCCTATCTATAATAATAGAGCTGCTCAGTTAGATTGTCAAGCCCTAATCTTCTAGATCCTGATATTCTTCCAATTCAGTTAGAACATCCTGGAGGTTCTGTCCCAGAACCTCCAGCCTCCCGTGCCAATAACCTGCCATGAAGCGTTCTTTCTCTGATAGTTCTTCTTTCGCTGATTTCTTCTGACCTCTCTTAGCTGCTTTAATAGACCGGACGATACCTTCCTTAGTATGGTCGAGTTCTTTCTTCTTACGATCTCTTACTTCCCATTCTCTCATTTGAAAGTCCTTTTCGGTTGGTGCCTACTTACAATTATAAGCATACTGGGTTTGAAGTCAAGCGGTTATTGATAATCCATTTCTACCAGAAAGTAGTCAATTTGGGCATCTGGGCTGAGGATGGTCTGACCAGGCATAACTCGCGGGCCTGAGTACTGGCAGACTATCATATTGTCGCCGTCTCGTAGCTTGACGGTCTCTCTGTTGAATCGAATGTTCATGTCCAGGTCATCACTGACTAGGTTAGCAATATCTCTATTACCCAGGACAGATTTATAGTCTCCCGTTCCGATTTTATCCTGTGCTCCATCTTGGCTTATTTTAGTTACTCTAAAATCAGATACGATTCCTTGTTTGGCAGATTCGATCATATTCAATGAGAAGGTATTTCCAATAAAATTCATTTTATTTCTCCTTAGTTGATTAGGTTTCCGAAAGTGTCTCTTCCCCAATCTAGTAGGGGATTCCAGTCTTTAGGGAATAGTTCTTGAACTATTCCCAGGTGCGTTGCTACTGTGTAAACTGAGTACAGGCACATAAATACGCACATATACTTGAGAAACTTACCCATATCTGAGCCTACACTCAATGCAAAGAAAGCAATTGTACAGAGTATCGCGAATGTCATTCTAATCCTCCTTATTAACAGGTTCTTCTTGGTGAAACCGCTGCCCAGATTACTAAGGCGAACCAGACAAGGCCCGTCCAACCAAAGAACAGATTGAGGAAGAAGATAAGGCCTGCGTTCTCCTTACCTTGAGCAACGTGAGCTGGGAGGAAGTAAAGCCAGATACCTAGAAGTGTAAATAATAGAAGTGTAAATCCTGATAACATTTTCATTCTCCTTTTAGTTCGTTTATTTGTTCTGCGTCCTATCTATAATAATAGGGCTTCTAGTTCTGGATGTCAATAGATACTTGCAATGTTTTTAAACTTAGCATGAGTAACGATTGTCACCTGCTCTTCGATGCTCTGGATCTTCCCCCGTAGGTTTGCTGCAAACCCTTGTGTAGCCAGCGGAATAGACCAGTCTAGATCCCTTCCGATAGTATTGAGCCAAGTCAGAGATACTAGCGACTCCTCGGAAGTTTTAAACCAGACTCTTTCGTTCTGGTCATTGATACACATGAAGCAGAAGTCCTGTGCTCCTGAGTTCCTGTTGTCCCGGCTCTGTACACTCATTATCTGGAACCTACCCATATCAATCATAGCTCCCATAGGACCGGGGTACCCCGTGATGGGCTTCTTCCTAGGCATACTGAGAGGCATTCTACAAACTAGCTCCTTTTCATAAGTGGCTACCAGTACTCCACATGAGCACCTATGAAAGCCGCCATGAAGATCCTCTATAGGTATTCGTACGCTACAATTTGGGCAAGAAACACCTAAGGTGTTAGATACTCTTCGTTTAGGGTTTATGAAAGAAGGTCGAGTCTTGGTTATTAGATAATCTGCTAGGCAGAGCGTTTCTCTGAAATAGAGTACTTCGTCATGCATCGAAAACACTAAAGAGCATTCACAAGTAGCTATATTGTGAAGAGGCTCGAATTCAGGAACATCTCTCCCACAAAGTGGACACTTTGTTTGGTTAGTCATTGGGGTCTCCTGGATTATTTGAGTCGTTTATTGAACTTGGTGATCTCGAAGGGGACGGTCAAATCTGGGTTCTGTCTAGCATGTGCTCTATCGCATCTCTCACATACCCAATGGCATTCCTTTTTACGCCACGCTCGAATATAGACTAGGTGTTTTACGATTGCGCCACATTTCATACATGTCTCTTTCATTTTTAACTCCTTAGTTAAAATGGGTTACTTACTTAGACCTTAGCAGGTCGATAACTGGCTGTCAACATTTATCTCCTTTTTCCAAAAGATGCTAACTCACCTTCTAGTTCTTTAACTTGTTTCCAGCATAGAGCATCAGTATGTTCAAGTTTGAACAGTTTCTCTTCTGCTACTCTTAGGTCTTTACTACTGAAGTTTGCAGCTATCATCAGTAGTCCTACTATAATTACTAGAACGGTTATTACTTTATCTTTCGTATACATCTTATCTCCTTAGCTTAGACTCAGGTAAGCCAAATGCCTCCCGATACGAGTAAGATAGCACTTACCCAGTAGATTGTCAAGAGGCCAATCAGCTTTAAGAACACTATGAAGTCGCGCATTACTCGTCGTCATCCTCTCCTGGTGTGTCGCTGAAATGGTTGGCTACTGCGAAGATTGTTGTGAAGATGCCCAGAAGCATCCAGAACCAATTACAAATCTTACCACTTACCGTATTCGGAGCCAGCTGCCCCAATGCTACAGAACCGATAATCCAAGAAAAGACACAAACCATCTCCCCGTACCGACCAAAGTAGTCTGGAGCAAAGTAGCAAACAGCAATCAAAAGAATGAGAGGCATGATAAATCCTTTTCGTTTTCGGGGAGGGTCCATTCCCTCTTCCTATATATAATTTAACACACCTAGCCGGTGTGTCAAGTCATCCATCAATTTTAATAAGTTTTTATAAAGAAGCGTAGGCAGCCCACCTAGCAGCTCTTAGGAGCTAGGTGGGCGCTACTATATAAACCCCAGGGACGAGCCCAGAGGAGTTATCTAGAAGCTGTAGTTCAGTATAAGGAAGAGGATGATCAGCTGAATGGGGATAATTACGGAGAAGCGGGCTATAATACTGTTTACGGCAATCCTAGACGTTATCCATTGTGTCATTTTTAAAATTCTCCTCGGGCCTTTAAGTCCTTAAGTACGCGTTCTGCAAAGGTTTTTTCAAATTCTTCCCCAACTAAAAGCATAATGTCTGTATCTGAAAAGCCTTGGAATACGAGGTTCTGGACGAGTCTTTTGATTTCTGTGTACCCTTTTTGAGGATTCTGCTCAAACTCCGGAAAATCAACCTTAAGATCAAGGTTAGAGGTGTCGAAAGAGGTGTCTAAGGGGTTGCTAGCTGTATGATTTTGTTGAGTAATTTCGAAAGGAGCAATAGGGTTGATATTAGCGTCAGAAATCAAGCCTAGGCTTGATTTCTTGCGGGTGAAGCTTGAATGTACTTTTGCAACGACTGCATTAGGGTCAGGATTACTTGGGTCCAAGTTATCCTGGACGGTGAATCGATTGGATACTTCTTGATTCTCGACTGTGTTAACTCCATTTACGGGGTCTTGGCCTTCTTGAACGAGAACCATTTCCGGTTTCATTGGGTCGTTCTCTGCAACGGTAAAGGAATCGCCTTGTTCGTCATAGATTGTTTGACCTTGTTGAATACTGTTGGGGTCCATTGGGGGGGCGTTTACATCCATTTGCTGTTGGGACAGCTTATGGATTAAACTTTCTATTAGATCGTTCATGTTTATAATTATAATACAGAAAGGTTAGGATTCTTTAAAGGAGGGGAATTAGTCTTCCTCTTCCCCTTATTATGCGATTCATCAGCGGTTCTTTAGAACTGGGTTCTTCCCGGTTAGGCCCTTAAGAAGCTTGTTGATCGCTGCTAGAGGATCGTCTGGTAGAGGCGCTGGTGGTGCACCGGGCTCTTCCCAAGGCCACTCCTGCTTATCAGCCATTTCTTTCATTTGAGTAGTGAACTCATCGGTATCTCTAGGACCTCCGTCAGCTACATAGAGCTGGGTATCCCGGTCCAGGTAGTCCCGAGTGAATATAAAGCCTTCTCTAACTCGCTCCACTATAGTAATAGGGTCTACCTCTGAAGATAGGTTCTTTACATAGTAGCTCATATATTCCAAGGATCTATAATACAGATGTCCGGATAGCTGATGGTCTTATCAAAGCTATAGATTTCCGTGAAGACCTCTTGGCCGTCTTCGATAGTTACTTTGAATACTTTTCCTGTTGTCATTGCGTCCTATTCCTCTCCTAAATCCACCCATTCCAGGGTGTCATCAATTATGCGCCCTTTATAGTCTAGGTACTCATCTTCCAGTTCCGCGTCGGGAACTCCTTGAATAGTATCCAGGCTAATCACCAGGCAGTTGTACCTTTTTCTCAAGACGTCTCGGGCTTCTCGCACAAGTTTCTTTCTAACCGACATCAATAAGCCCCATAATAAGAGCTTCTTCAGCCCCAAACACAGTGTGGTCGCCACAGACATGGCACTCATACTCTTCGGCATCCGGCTCACAGCTATCCGTTGTGAACTCTTGACACGATGTGCACCATCCCATGTAGTCATATACTGCGTCCTGATACTCACCCACTGTCATTTTATTACTCATTTTGGAAGCTCCTTTTTGTTTGTACCTACTTAATATATTAGGACATGCAGCCGAGCTTGTCAAGATCTTTATCATCTTTTTTTCAAAAGCTCCCTAATAGTATGAGCCTCAAAGTCAATAAAACCTCCAGGCTGTTCGACACTTTTCCGATTGCCCCCAACCTCAAAACTAATCGTCAAATCGTGGTACTGCTCCATGACCTCAATACTACCTTTATGTTTTTCCAGAAGAGTGGCTAGATCCTCCAAAAATGCTTTTAATTCTTTAGTCATTTATCTTTATTCCTCAGTACTTCAGGTGTCACAGGGTATCCAGTGTTGAAGCCTCCCGTGCTACCTCCTTGCGTAACTCCTCTATAGTGTCGGCAGCATTCTTCGGTTCAGAAGTTGCATGCCCCCAAAGCCATAGAAAACTGACAACCCATAGAACACTAAGTATTATTGGTAGTATTACGTTCATTCTTTTACTCCTGTAGAGTCTTTACAACCATTCTCGCATTCAAATGCGAAAGGTGATTGATATGCATTAGATCCGCATTCAGCACATTTACAATTCCACATTGATGTTCCTTCTGGGTTGGGCAGCTTCTTTACAGTGTATACAATACGGCGCGTGGGGGCTGGATGAGTGCTCCGGGAGTACGCCTTAACTGCCTCGGTAAAGTCAATCTCGGAGAAGTACAGATTTCCTTTATCCCCTTGAATAGACGTCCAGGCACTAGTAAAGATGCTGAGGGGGTTTATTTGCAGTCTACTAGGCCCCAAATCTATAGCTAGTGTGCCATCCTTACATACCAGTGCAGTTGAGGTACTACCTAGATAATCAGCATCATCATCTTTAATCTCCGACCAATCCCCCCAGGTAACAGCGCCATGCGTCTGAGCCTTTATAGTCTTTAGGACACGAGTTAATCGGACTTTGTCAAGTACGCCATGGTTATCTATCTTCAGTGCAAATATGTCAGTCATTGGGATCCTCCTTCTGCAGTAACTCTTCGCGCAGGTCTTCTACCTCAGCATATGCGTCGTCTACCTCTTTCATGAGAGACTCTATAGCATCTTCCTTACTTTCCAACTCCTCGTATAGCTCCCCTATCTTAGCGCGGAGTATCTTGTTTAGCTCTTGCAAGTTATCTACTAGTCTATTGAAGTTATCGAGTTCCTCTCTGTGATGTATCAGTGCATCCATTGTTATTCCTCCCTATATAGGTTATTATCTCCCTTAAGTCTCTCGATCTTATCATCCATCGTTCGGATCATCCTAGCCTCAAGTATTTCTACAGCAATCATTCTTCATCTCCCTTACCCTTATATTGGAAGGCCAACTCTTCCAAGCTTATCCTCTCCCCATCTCTATCCATGAGGAGGCACATTCCATCGCGCATGTCTATTCGTATCGTGACATACTTACACTTAGTATTCCGGGACCAGCGCCACTTAGGGTTGCACAGCGCATGCTTAACACCTTCCCAAACTGAATAGGAGGATTCCCATAGTTCTTCCATTACTCTTGCTCCTCAAACTCTGGGCAGCAACCGTACTGCCTATTTATTCTATGCTTCCTAAAGGAGCAGAACTTAGCTTCGCAAAACTTGCAATCCATACAGAGGTCTGCATTGTCATTGGATTCCACGTATAAGGAATTAGTAACCAAAGGCTTCTTATTGATCTGATGGTCTACCCGGAAGATGCTCTCTTCCATAAGATTGATCTGCTTGCCGAGCTTTACGGAGTTGATGCTCTGACCCTTCTGATCAGCACTAATCAATCGGTGAAGAATGTCTACCAGTTCGGTCTTGTAGGCTACCAAATCATTCATTTTGTTTCTCCCTTGTTAGTTGTTTCGTTCTGCCTATAACTAATCTAACACAGTGAACTCAGATGTCAACCCAACCCATCTCTAAAGCTAAAGATCGAATGAGAATACGCCTGCCTACGGTTCTAGCAGCCATCATCCCCTTCAGCATGCCCTTAGAAATGCCTCGGTCAATGTATACGACGGTGTAGTCTAGCTTCTCCTCAACAGCACAGCCCATCTCAATACCTAGCTTACGCTCCTCTGGGTCGCTATCGTCCAGAACTCCTGGCTGAGTATAGAGCAAGTGACTGGCGAACGGGGCTTCCCCACGTAAGATACAATCTCTCATACACTTTCTACCGTATTCAACGTTCTCTTCAATTACCTTAGGATCATCAGATCCATAGGGGCTCTCTAATGCTACCAACTTAAATCTGCTCATATCTTAAAGCTCCTCACCCAATCAAGACCAATTGTTTTTTCATAAACTCTGCATACTCTTTGTCCGCTGCAGACTTATCCAGGAGTTCTTCAATCCATTCATAAGTAAACCCGTCATCCAGCTCACCATCTTCATTTCTAACAATAACCGTTCCGTGGTTGTTAGGTAGGATTTCATCTTCAAACCAAGACCTATTAGCCGGAACGGCCAAATCGAAGTCCCTACTCATTGAAAGGTGAGTAACCTCCTCATAGCAGTTCATATCCAGGTTATCATCTACCCACTCCTCAATATCTCCCTCTACTTTACTGGGAGTCTCATCGTTAGGCACCACTGCATACCCAGTAAATTCTTGATTAATGGTTCTTGTGAATTTGATTAGCTTCATCAGTATTTCTCCCTGTGCAAGTGGTGCTCCATTTCTTGGATAACAAATTCTTCAATTTTTGCGTAATCAGCAGTTGCGGGCAAACTTGATTTCATAAGCAGCACGTCCAACTGACCCTCTAGATCTTCAGAGTACTCTATGATCTCCTCAATTGTCAAGCTACCATTTCGAATATCTAGCAATTCTTGTGCATTATGCAACGGGAAGGCTAACGCTCCGGTCTCCAGGAGAGTTACACCTTCCGTTAGCAGCCTGATCAAATGCATACCAAACTTACGATCGAATCCATATTTCATGATAAGATCCTTACGATTAGTGACCTTATCCAATCTATCCTTAAGTTTCTTTCGTGCCTTCTTTACGTAGATCCCCGGCTCAAAGCAAATATCCCCAATATGAATATGGGAAGTCTTCTTAAGAAAAAGAGGTAGCGTCTTTGGTTGAAGGCTAAAGGTATTCTCCTTCATAAAGTTATTAGGGTCCCGAATGACCTCAGCCATGCACATCTTGTCGGGTAGCTGGGTCAATAAGTCAAACCCCTTCTGAAGCTCATTGAAGTGATCTCTCTTAATAACCATCTTATGGCGCTGGCTATGAGCATATCCAATGAACTTCTTAGCTGAGACTTTAGACGGGAAGAGATTCCTCATACTGAGGAGCCGCCTGCCTGTGAAATCAATGAACTTAATGTTCGACTCATCGACAAAGAGCATCTCAATAATATTCGGATTGTTGGCCATAGCTAATTGGCAAAACTTCCGAAACTCGTAGAGCTTCCTATCCACAGCTTCTTTGGAATTTTTTCCGCTTTCTAACTTACTAACAATGCCCAAGTCAACTTCTTTAACAGACTTAAGGCCCAGGATGTACTCTGTGGGCGGTAGGAAGATCCCTAAGAAGTCTTCATCAGACTCAGGCGTGGTTGTCCCATAGAGGTGACTCCCAGCGGTTATCTCGATGACCCTATTCTCTTCTGCGTAATCTCTTAGTTTATCGCTCATGGTTTCTCCTTATAGAGATGCTAGTAGTAGTAGCTCTTCTTTGGTTGCGAATAGGTGTTCACCTTTAAATGAGGGCCCGCCTCCTCCTGATAAGTAATAGTCCCTGGTGGCCGCACCAGACACCGTATCCTGGTAGCACCTAGCCCGAACCGCCGTAGAGAGCACCTTGTTGTCCTTCATGTAAAAGACTTCCTGATTTAATTCAAATTTAAACCTAATCTCCATTTTTCTTCCTCCTGAGTCTAATTTAGCAACTATGAACTCAGATGTCAACCGGTTTCTTTTGCCCTTGCAAATTCTTACAATCTGAGGTATCATTATTAATGAAGGAGATCTAAAAAATGCTAATAGTTTCATTGCAGTTGCCCGAAGTACTAAAAACCGAAGAAGCCTCAATCATAAACTTTACTGAGTGGAAGGACTTCTACAAATACTATTACAAAAACTGTGAAACCGAGGAAAGGAAGTTCACAATGGTTATCTCTAATCTATCAATAAGAACCCGCACAGCGGGTTCTGTCGTTAAATGCGCTAAGGATGATGGTTATTGGATTGTGGAACTCTCGGAAAGAAACTAGTCAGTTGCTACTACGGTCTGCTTAGGCCAATGCTTAGGCAGGTCCGCAGTCCTTTCCCACATGGTTTGAATAGTCTCACGAGGTACTCCATGAGTACACCTCGCAAATGCCTCATCCAATGAACATATAGTATGTATAAACTCTACTTCAGCATTATGCAGATCGGCTACCATCACATAGGGAGACATCTCGTGTAATTGAGTATTTGTATTGTCGACAACTATTAGTTCATCCTCTCTGCGAAGAGCATCAACAAAGCTTTTAAAGCACTCTGCGTGGGCTTCTCCAATTTTAGCAGGATCCCAATTATAATCTCCTTCCTCATTAATGTGGAAATTGTCAGCTGACACAATGGTTTTGGTTGAGGATTCGGAAGAGTTGTTTAGCTTAACTCGTTGAGCTAAATTGCTCTTTCCGGATCCTGGGACACCTCTCATAATAATCACTTTACTCATTTTCTTTCTCCTCCCGCATTATATGCTCCTCTGCTAGCTCTGACCACCAATGTTCACCCCCTAAGCGCTGAACGATAATATATTCACAGATACTGCTACAATCTCGCCCCAGCTCATCACGCAGGATCGGACAATTTAACACTTTCTGTCTTACAACCAGCGTTGACTTGTGCGCCAGTGCTAGATACCACCCAGGAGCCAGTATAGGCTTCTGGTATACAGGAATCTCCCTATCTACTACTTCCTGATAAGTATAAATATGCCTCCCCGTAAGAGCATGCCGCTCCTCTACCGTCCCTACATACTCTTCGGTGTCTGTGAGGTATACGTCATAATAGCGTTTTTTACTCATTTTCCTTATCCTTTCTCTGAAGTTCGTACTTTAAACCCGAACCACTTGAAGCCCGCGTTTAGCCAATGTTGTCCACAAGGGCAGGTTGATAGGTACACAAATTCACCAGTTGATGTATCAATGTGCAAGAACCGGAGCAGGTAGAGCGGTCTATGAATTCCTAGTCTGCATAATAGTTGTCTCATTTTATTTCTCCTATTGATAATTTAACGCATCTTGGGCAGGGAGTCAAGGACTTTTATCTAATAACTAACCATTCGCGTAGCTTTTCCGGCATGGGGAGGCTTAAGGAATCGGGATTGGTAAGGTCTCTTTTGCTTGGATCTACGTCGAATTCTGAAGCCTTCCATAAATTGCTTGGAATACATCCTCTCATAACAAGACTCTTTAATTCACATTCCCAATCATGTACCATAGAATAGATGGTTGCGGCATCTATGCTATGGTACATGTACTTAGTAGCTAGCATCTCCATAATCTGGTATATTTCTTTCTGGGCAGCATGCTTATCTACGAGTGACCATGCTCGCCTAGTAATTACTGGGTTTTTAGGTGTCATTACCAAAGCTCCTTAGCTATGATTTTTCTAATACCCTTAGCCTCTAAAAAAGTGTCAGGGTAGACCTTGAGAATGCTCCTATCGTACGTTATACAAAGGCTCATAAAGTCCTGATCGCCAGTATCAAAGGCTACCTCGTACTCTTCGAACAAGTCGGCTAGCTTAGTCAGGAAGTCGATCTTGGCAATCTTCCTCTCTTCATACCAATCAATCAGTTCCGATGAGAGTTCTTCAAATTCCAGAATACAACAATTAGGTTTCAGGCACTTGAGCGGCTGAAAGGTCGCTTAGGTAAGACTTAAGCGTTGGTAGACACTTAAGGTAAACCGTAATATCATGTAGCCATCTAAAACTGACCCACTGTTTTTTAGAAGAATTCGAAACCATCAGTCCCCCATTCTTCTCGCTCTTCATCCTTCTCAATAGGTTTCTTACGTTTACTAAAGAAGAAGTCCATCATTTGGTCGCCCTCACTCGGACCCTCTTCTTTCTTCTTCTCCATTTTCTTAGGTGGAATTGTGTCAGCATCCTCATCCTCGTCCTCATCTAAGGCATCTCCATAGTAATTGAAGGTATAGCTGCAGGTAAAGCTGAGTAGCTCGCTAGCCGTGCATACATCGTCAGGATCGGTAAGAGACTCTGTAAGGTCCAGTGCAGATAGAAGAAGCGGACAGATGCCCTTGCCGGGAGTTTTAGGAAATAGGGGCTCCTCATAAAAAATCTTAGGAGGCCCGCCATTCGAAGAAGGGCTCGCACAGAAGACTCGAAAGTCCCCCGTAACGGCAATATCATCAGGTTGTAGGCCCTTTTTAACACCAAGGATTCCTGTGTATCCATCTAGCATAACGAATTGGCCAACTGCCGGAATAGCGTCCCGTATTTTTTCAATAACTTTTAACATCCGCATCCTTTCGAGCATTTCACACTGAACATCAGCGTTTGAGCGGGTGCTCCACAGTGATAGCATGTTGTATCGTAGGTAGTGGTAGGTTCAACCGTGAAACGTTCTTGCCCCTCATCAGGCACGGGAGATTGGTGCATCGAGTGGCCCATCCGTGCATTTATCTCCATAACAAAATCGAACATAGTGTAAACGGGATGGGCGTGCAAAAGTATCCCAGGATCTGCCGTATTCGTCAGGCGCCTACACAAAGTATCAAAAAGTAAGTGCGTGTCGTTATAATCACGGTATGGGTGGGCGGAAGGTTTTTCGCCACAATACCACGTGACGTCGGTGTTGTGCTCTAAGTCCATAAGATAGCTCTCCCACCTTAATTTTTTACAGGAGGGGTCCACCCCCGCCTTCATCGACCACTCAAAACTGATCCACCTCGCGTTATTAGCATTACTCATTAACAATCTCCTTCTTTAGGCTCGAGCGTAGACATGTCCAGGTCATCAACAAATTTGAATACCTTCTGGAGGACCACTGCAGCCTTCTTACCAACATCAGTCAAATAAGGCGTCAAGCCAATGATAGAGACGAACCCGTCCTCTACCAGCTCCGCTAAGAGCGTTGGGTCATATTCCATAGTGCCCATCAATAAGGAGATAAGCACTTCGCACTTCATGACATATCTTTCTTCGCCGGTCATTTTCCTAGTCCTTTTAAAAATCAGCTGAAATAACAGTTTCTTGAGAAAATTTAGGAGTACCAATAATATCAGCAAACCCATATTTTACAGCGTCTTTAGCTGATACTTGCCACTCCTTCTCGCTATCTTTAATCATCCTTAGCAGCTCAGCTTTTGTAAGATTAGATTTATCAGCCATCATACGTATCATTCTAGAATTAAGTACCTTCGCATGCCCTACTCCTACTTCCATTGACGGTACATCTCCGATAACTGCCCCGGATGCAAAATGAATATGCAAAAAAGAATTAGAAGTTATAAACCGTTTACCCGTACCACAGATAGCAAGAGCCGCACCAGCAGAAGCCCCAATCCCCATTACAATAGTGTTTACTGGTTTACTACAAGAAACCATTGCATCAATCATTCCAAAACAGGAATACACCATGCCACCAGGGGAAGAGATGTACACAAAAATCTCTTCAATCGTTGGGTCGGATTCAAATTTAAAAATACTTTGACAGAATCTTTGTGTTGACTCAAGCTCAAATTCCGTAACCCAGATACACGGAAGGGTTTCGACCAATGGCGCACTTTCAATTCTAGATACCTGCATTACTTACCTCCATTTACGAACAAATACTCGTTAAATACTACACAATTCTCTGTAAGGAGTTGTAGCATGCCTTCCGTATACTTATTTTGGAGTATACGGTTGTATATAGGGTTATTTTCATCTGCATGAGCGGAGAGACATAGCTTGTCTCTCTCGCTCAACTTCGTTTTATCAAGATCTTCAAGAAGGGTTGTCGCCCCACCTATATAATAGGTGGGGCTGGTGGTTTTTGAGCCCTCCTCGAGTAGATCAAAGAAGAATGCCCTAACTCCTGTTCCTTCTTTATGAAGTTGGATAGCTCTGAAAAGGGCTTTAGCCTCATTCCAATCGGAAACCTCTTCACTACAGAAATAAGGTGCCTCATATAGCCAAAAATGTACTTTCCGTTTCATTAAAAAAGTCTCCTTAACTCAATAATAGCTACAATGGGAGAAGAAGTCAAGCTTCTTTATCGCCTTCGTAGTATCCAATCAATTTACAGATGTCTTTTATCAACTTACGTGCTGCCGGTGTACATCTTATCATTTCCTCATCCTTGATCACGTTATCGTCTATGAAATACCCACACAGATCATGGAGCTTTCTGTAGTTGTCTAGTGTTTCTCCATCTGGTGTTTTGATACTATATTCTACAGTGGTATTTGAAAAGAAATCAGCCGTTAACGCCTGGGCGCTCTCAAATAATCGGTGCTCTGGTTTGTCACTAACTTCATCCATGGAATACGCGATACGTGCGCAGTCTGCGCTTTCTTCAATCGTTCGCCTGGTGATTTTCCCAGTAGTAGCTTTGCTGCTATGGTCTATAAACCAAACTTCTTGACCCATTTCAAATTTGAAAACTTCACTCATCTTTATCCTCCTTCTTCCATTTCTACTAGTTTATTCATGAACTTATTTATGGTTTGAACGAATTTCGAATCTTGTATGTAAAGCTCAGGAAGATACTCTACAAACTGCATTGCAATATTGGCGGCAAGGTCTTCTGCCAGCAGACTCACTGCTGCGAAGCAGTCTAACGCCTTAGTCCTCGTGGCAAACAAAGGCCGCCCCTTCAACCAGTCTTTACCCCGAGCGGTAAGCCGTTTGGCATCTAGGACCTGTTGGAGAGCTTCCCCGTAGACAGCATAGGATGAGGAGAGTCCAGATTCTTCCGCAATCACTCTAGCTTCATAGACGCAGTATATCATCCACTCCACTACTACTGAGGGCCCCGCTAGTCGGGGCAGTACCCATAGTCTATCCCGAGGCCGTATATTGAGCGAGTTAATCTCCCGTAATGAAAGGCCGTCCTTTCCGTCCCACAACTGCGCTAATCTCTCTTCTGTGTATCCGGAACAGGGCTTGCACATCAGTACGTCTCCTATTGTGAATTTATTCATCTTTATTCACTAATCCTCCTTATTAATCATAAAAAACTGAGCACATCTCTTGCGCCAACCTTGTTTACCCGCTGCAATACGCTCTTTCTTAGTCATGTAGCAACCATCCCTAATAATACAGGGTGGTGGAGGCGGAGGCTTAATAGCATCTGCAGGTGGACTAGGATTTGATTCTTTTTTCATATTATTCCTCTCCAAAAATACCTTAGCTTCCCTAATAGCTTCCGTGACTTCTTCTGTATCCTGTTTAAGAGTATCAGCAACTTCCTTATCAGCGTGCATCCTCTCCGGAATTAGTTCCCAAATAACTACAGTGCGTATTTTTTCATACAGGGTAGTTGTGCATGAGTTACAAAGGGTAGGCGAAGGCTCGTCCCAAGGAGTCATCTCAAAAATAGCAGCCTCTATGAACAGGTTCTTATCTTGGATCATAGGATCGGAAAGGTCTTTCAGTGTTACTTCAGCTCCGCATTTATCACATATTATCATAGTGAACCTCCTACAGTAATAATAGAGGCCCGAAGATAAGAAGTCAAGAAGTATTTGGGATTATATTAGGGGAGTAGTAGTTAAGGTATTACTTTAAGAAAGTGGCGTAAGTACTTGATATCATGAGCATCCGCTAGATCCACCGCAGGCCAAGCAGTAATTACAAGTTCCGGCTGTAACAGTCACCCCACCGCATATAGGACAAAGGCCCCCAAGCGCAGAAGGTGGAGAGGATTTGATAGCCTTGATGATCTCTTCTTGGGCTTCTATATCCTCCGGAGTATTCATAAAGGTTTTCTCTACCCATTTGAAGATATAGTCAATGATAGAGTCAGCGAAGACAATATCAGGATTCTGCGTAATACCCTGAGGTTCGAATTTAGATCCTTTGAACTTATCCACCATGTGTCTTAGCGGTACGCCATATTGAAGCATCAGAGATATGGAGATAGCAAACGCATCCATCATACCTGAGATATTAGATCCCTCTTTCTGCATTTTGATGAACATCTCTCCAGGTGAGCCATCCGGATACATCCCTACGGTGATGTATCCTTCATGGCCCGTTATAGAGAACTTGTGAGTCTTTGAATCACGGTCATCCAGGAGGCGCTCTCGTCTTGTTCGAGGAGCTTCTATAGGGGATTGATCAGGTTGCACAATAGGGGCGTCAGAAGACTCCTCTGGAGTCTTCTTAGCCGTCATGGGTTGGTAGGCCTTGCATTGGTCTCTAAATAAAGCCACTGCCTTAAGCCCTAGGTGGTGCGCTTCCCAATAAATATCGTAGACCTCATCAACGGACGCATCCTTATGGAGATTTACCGACTTGGAAATACCTGAATGAAGATGGGCTTGGCAGGCTTCCATCATCTTTATATGTGAGTGGCCGCTTAGATCATTAGCAGTATCAAAAATCCCGACACACTTGAAGACCTCCTCATCTGAGTAGTCAGCAACTTCCGGAATGTTATTCCGAACCCAGGCCAGCCCAGCCCGTACACAGTCCGGAGTCATTTCCAGCATCCCACCGCCGACTAGAGATTTGTAGGAAGTGAGCGCAAAGAGAGGCTCAACCCCGAAAGAGTCGCAGTCCATCATCAAACCAATAGTTCCAGTTGGAGCGAGAAGTGTTAATTGGGAGTTCCGTATTCCCGTGGATGCTAGTACCTCTTTAAATGTATTTAAGAGGGCGCTTCCTGCTAGAGTACGTTCCATAATATCCAGCATCGCAATCTCAGAAGCTCCATCGAAAGCAGCAAAGGACCCGTGGTCCTTTGCCAAAGTAAGACTTGCATGATAGGCTGCTTCCGTCATCTCCATAGTAATTCGACTGGCCAGCGTCCTTGCTTCTTCAGAATGATACGCGAGTCCCTTCCTCATGAGCAACCCGCCTAGGCCTGAGAAGCCTAACCCCAGTGCTCTTGTATCCCGTGTAACCCTACCCACTCCCTCATTCGGATAGTGGGCCGGGTCTATCATAATATCCATAGCCTTTATAATAATCTGAATGTCTTCAAAGAAAGCATTCTGGTTGAAGTCATTAGTATCGGTATCTAGATACTTAGTCAAGTTCATACTGGCCAAATTGCACGAGCTATTATTTACGAAATGAAACTCACTACATGGGTTCGATCCACGAATTTCCCCCAAGCTAGGGACGGGATTGTCTAAGTTAATTCGGTCGTGGAACTGAACTCCGGGGTCTCCGGTCTTATGCGCGTGGAAGGCAACTAGCTCGAGTAGCTCTTTAGCATCAACTGTCTTAGCAATAGCGCCATCTCCTCTGTTGATTAGGTCCCAAGAGTCGCCATTCTCAACAGCTAGCATGAAAGCGTCAGTAATTCGAACTGAGTGATTAGTATTCTGGTAGGCTACGGTATCCTTAGCATCGTCATAGGAGTACCCAGCATCCATGAGTACTCGTATCTTCTCCTCTTCCTCCGTTTTGCAAGCTATGAACTCCTCAATGTCTGGGTGGTCCATATCCATACAAATCATTTTAGCAGACCTTCGGGTGCGCCCGCCACTCTTAACGGAGCCCGCTGATCTATCAAACCCTTGCAGAAATGAAATAGGACCCGAGCTACAGCCTTTATTGGAAAGCATCTCACCCTTAGCCCTTAAGTCAGAAATATTAGATCCCGAACCAGAACCATCCATAAAAATTTTCCCCTCAACGACGTAGTTATTGAGGATACTTTCCATGGTATCCTCAATAGGGGTAATGAAACAAGCGGAGACTCGAGGACGTGCATCCGGAACGCCAATATTCATCCAGGTTGGACTATTGAAGGCGGCTTTCTGGTTGACTAGGATGTCTTTAAGTGCGGTCTTAAACGCACAAGCCTGTGCTACTACCTCATCTATATCCCCGTCCTCTTCGTTTTGGGCACTATCGAAGTAGCCTTGATCAATGCCCCACTTAGTAATCTGGTCTACTACTCTGTCTATAATAGCAAAAGCACTGCACTCTGCATCCGTTGCGTACTTATCGGCACAAATTGTGGCAGCAGTCCTACTCCAAGCCTCCGGTACTTCAAATCCATCTTTTTGAAATACTATCTCTCCAGTTTTATCATTCTTAATGAGTACGTCTACTTTCTTAGACGCATAAACGCAAGTATCCCTTTGAGCCATAAGACCTCCTTAGTCCATTCTCTCTTAGAGCGTTCCTATTAAATTGTTTTTAGGAAGATTTCTTTAGGTTCTCCGTAGGAACATTTAGAAGACTTCCATCCTCAAAACATACCACAAAGCTATTACCATGTCCATCAAATTCCGTTTTTATGACGCCTTTTAAGCCTCCGTCAAGAGTCATCGGACAACCACCTACCGTAGATGTCTCAAATGCTTTAGAAATTTGGACCTTGTCCCCTTTTTGGAAAGGGAGACGATCCTCTGAAAGTATCTCTGCAGGGTCCAAACCCAAATGGGTTTGGCCCAATTCTTTAACTTCCCTTTTAGGCTCTTCAGACTTTTTACTAGTGCGCATAGTCTCAAACGGCATTCCCTGAAAAGCTGGCATTTCTACGAGGGGCTCATCAATAGAGACTCCTTCCATCAATTCTGCCATATCAGAGGCCATTTCTGGAAATGCGCCAATACCTTCTGTAGGGATCTTCTCAATCACGTTACGCTGGAGGCACTCTAAAGAGAGGCTTTCCATTTGGTTCTCAATTGCTTGGTGCGCCTCATACATCGAGTCATGAGACTCATCGCGCTTATTCAACTCTTGGCGAACATCTAAATACCGATTAACTAGCTTCATAACTTCAGGCTCTATCGACGTGCTAGCAAAGCTATCCACGAAGAGTTGAAGGTCTGCATGATCATTAAACCACGCGTGTTTCTTGTATGTGTGAGCTTGAATGATGATGACCTTTGCGCCAGCTGGGATTTCACGCAGTCGTTGAAGGTTCAACATCTTTAGTTTATGCTCAATGTCCGTTTGCTCTGCCCACAGTTCCGTATTAGTATCTTCAATAGTTGCTTGCTCGAGTTCCAGTGAATACAAGTTTTCCAACAGGTTGAAGGCTACGTCCTCGAATTGGGTGCCTTTGAATGAGAGGTACCATTCCTCATGCTCCATAGTCTGGTATGTAAATGCTTTCTTATTAGCCATAATTTCTACTCCTTGTTCGGGCACATCAGCTCCTGCTCCCATGCCCAGAGTTCCTCTTTCAGACTCAAAAATATCAATAGCCGCTTGGGCAGCTTCGTTAATCAGATCAATAGTAGCACCCTCTTGCTCTTGAGGCAAGGGAATATCCCCACTCCAAACTTCGTCATTCTGCTCGGCCAAGGTTACGAATGCATAAGCATCCCCAAATTGTGAAGGAGTAATGATCGCATCAAACCCTTGTAGAACAATGGTTTGAGGATCCGGAGTTATAAAGTCAATGCCTGCCATCTTACATATACATTTTCTTGAAGGTTGCTGGTAGCGCCTCGATCTCATCGACCTTGACTCTGTATTCCATACCCTTCGATTTGATTATGAGCGTAGCATTGTCAGGATTAACCTCTACAATATTGCCGCGCATTTGGTCTTTCTTAGGTCCACCAAACTTAACGCCATCACCCGCCTCCATAGGAGTTCGAGTACCTGGATACATTTGCTCAATAACCTCTTCAAGGACTTCTTCCATATCCATGGGAGGTGCAGATACTTCTAGCTCCACATCTTTACCCATCATATCCTCTTCTTGACCTTCTTCTCCTATCATCATTTGCGCCCTACGCCCTCTATTATTGCCATAGGGGTTAAGAGCAATACTTTTATTGATAAGATGAGGTTCCCAAGCGTCTCTACTAGCTGTAGATACGTGATTAAGAATATAGTTTCTTAGAAGATAGATCCAAGGACGGGGGAACGTATCCAAGCCATCCTTCTCAGCTGCTTCAATATCTTCCAGTACCGCTGCAAATCCTGCAGGGACAGCTGAAGTACCGATAGCTGCTTCTTTAATCTTAGTTGTATAGTCCTGAGCATTATCTCGAGGAAGGGGCCCTGTGAAGTCTCTAAGACCTACAGCAAGCGCCTTCTCTTGTGGATTCAAAGGTGCGTCGTACATCCCTCTAAGCTCTGGGACCTCATAAGAGGTGACTCGGTCAAGAACTTTATCCAAAGCGTCCTGAGATACCGTGTAGAGCCGTCCTTCGATTACCATCATTGAAGGTGGAAGTGCTTCTCCACGAATAACCTTAACAGGAATAGTAGCTTCTTTACGAACACCCGATTTAGAAACCAAATGAACGTTGAATAGGACTAGACCTTCAAGAATGTCAGTCTGACTATCACGCGCATATTTAACGTCTCTAACGTTGTTGTAAGATACTTTGGGAAAAATTGGAAGTACGAATTGGGAAAGTGTGTCTTGAAGGGCTTTAGATGCCTCAAATACCATTCCTCTCATAGAAGTAACTTCTCTTGTCTCTTGAGGAGCGCCTCGCATAGAGAAAATGTCATTCAGAGATCCGCCATCTATTGACTCTTGATCCTCTTGCAGTCCGTGTGCTGGGTATGCTTGAGCGTCTCTTCGTGCCTTCATCTTATGGTAGCCCTTAAGAAGTGGATGATCAGACACAACCTTATTTTTCATTAAATCATCAAATGTAGCCATTATAAAGTCCGTTTCCTAGCGCTATTACGATTATTCTGCATAATCGCCTCGCGTTTTTTCTTCTCTGCCTTCTTTGTGGCATTCTTAGTTCGCTCAACTTTTAAGAGACCTTTAATCTCTGTTATATCGATACCGGCGCGTCCCACGGGAGCGTCTACTACCGTTATGGCAGAAGCAAGCATAGTAATTTCATAGAATACGCCGTTAGGAGCTTGGAGTTGAGTCTCTAAACAAGCACCCTTGGAGGATAACTCCAGAATACACACCCAAAACTCAGACATAGTAGCATAAGGAACTAGCACATTATGTATGTGCCCTCCTGAAGTGTGTACTCGATATGTGTAATGTCTAACTACTTTAGTCATTTATCCTCACAGACTATCCGCAATAGAGGATAGAAGATGAACTAGATTAGGAGAGCTTTCATATCTATCACGAGTTTTATGCTGTACTCCTGATACTACTCTGTGGGACTCCTCCTCTACTTCAATAACATCCTTCTCAGATACTGCAAACAAAGCTACACGATCCCCAACTCTTACTTTATTGAGAGCACAAAACCCACCATTTACCTCAAGTAGTCCAGTACAATCAGGGCAAGACCAAACATCGCTTGATCCAACCTTAGTGTTTTCCTGTACTCTACATACCATATCGTCCTGTAGGAAAATAAGGTCCAATTCAAAAGGAACTGACCCTTGATGAATACGAACCGTCTGGTAGGGTACGTACGGGAAGTACATACCCCTATGTTGCTCAAGAGAGTCTACGCCCTGCAGACCCTGAATCTTTAACTCCATAGTATCTGCGATACTACAAGCAACCTTAATTTCCTTCTCGACCCATAGAGCACTAACTCTTAGAACGGGAGAAGTATCTAGGCGATCACTAGGAATGCCCGCTACTTTCTCACCTCTCCATGCACGTTCCATACAATGGTCATACAAGTAAATAGAGTCTTCATGCAGAAGACCAAAGTCTTCTGCATGTTTGTCTGAGTTGGTTGCTTTAACTAGTTTCATTGGGAATTACTCCTTTTTAGCCCTCTTAAAGGAAGAGAATCCCCTTTTACCTTTTTTACCCATTGAGGGAAGTACTGGTGCAGGAGCCTCTTCAATAATTTCGACTTCTTCCAATTCTACTTCGATTGGTTCATCTTCTATTAAAATAGACTCTTCTATTACTTCTTCTATCTCTACATCAGCTATTACGACTACGTGAGTCTCCCATACAACTTTAATCATGCCTCTACGCACGAATGTTTTAAAGTCTGCACATTCCCTAATGGCATCTGGAGACAATCCGGATGCCGCAACCAAGTCAATCTTCTTTTGACTATCAATACGAATATTGATAGAGGCTGCTTTGATCGCTCGTTTGGCCTTATGCTTAGAAAGAACTATGAGTTCCTCCTCATTTATCTTGGGAGTAAGGTTTAAACTAACTGCCGTAACTGTTGGGTTAACAACCCATAATGATTCTTTCATAAATTATCTCCTATTTAAATAGAGTATTAAAGCCTTTGTCCTTAGTTAGACCAAACAGCGTACGAGCTTCATTGATAGGCATTCCAACTTCGGTTAGAAGTCGTTGCACTAGCATTTGAGCCTTGAGTGCTGGAACTTGGTCAGCAGTAGATGCTTTAACTTCTTGTTCCATAATCTCGTTGTACACGCTAAGAGCAGTAGCCTCGGGGCTTGAGTCAGCTTCGGCAAACTCACCGCCTGGGGCGGGAGGTGCGTTAGGATCTGCTGGGGGAGCATTTGGGTCCGCAGGTGGATTTGGAACTCCTACTGGACCAGCTGGGGCCGGTGCTGCGGGAGCAGGAGCGGGCATTGCGGGTGCTGCTTGTGCTTCTCTAGTCAACATGGCAAACGCTTTATCAATTGAAGCTATAGGTGCTTTCCCCTCGTCCATCGATACCGGTGCTGGACCTGGAGCTGGGGCTGCAGGAAGAGTGTTAGGAGATCCTTTTGGATCTGCACCAGGGCCCAGTGGATCTACCGGAGGTTTAATGGGAGCTGCCGGGGCTGCTCCAGTCTCAGAAACGCCTGCACCAGGCTTACGTAGTTTAACCTGCATGATCTTGGTTTTATCTTCATCAGACATTGCTTGAACATCTTGATCAGTCCATCCTAGAGCCTTCAAACCTTCGTCGCCTGCGCCGGGTGCCGGTGCAGCAGGTTTAGGACCTTCTGCCGGTACGGGAGCGCCGGGGGCGGGAGCACCAGGGGCCGGTGCGGGAGCAGCGGGGCCTGGGTCAGGGCTTGAAGTTGGGGGTGTTGGGATTGCACCACCGGGACCATTTTGCATTTGGGCTTTTACAGTTTGTTGATTAGCTGGTTTAGGGGCTTCTTGAACTGCAGGCTCAAACTTATCATCTACGGAGCGATCTGCTTGAACATTCTCTTTCTTAGCAGGAGCATCCTTCTTATCTTTTTTAGAGTCATTATCCTTGACTAGGTCTCTACCATAATCTTTATAGTAATCAATCCAATAGGACTTGGCAGCTTCATCAACGGCTAGCTTATCAGTAGACATAGAACCGATACCCGTATCTACTGGAGTCTCAGCTAGGCCACCTGGAAGAGCGGGAACGTCTTGACCAGGACCAGCAGCGTTAGGGCGAGAACTTGCCCAATCATAACTATCCTCCTGCCCAAGAGATCTTGTCAAATGATAAAGGTCCTCTGCAGACTCAGCATCCATATCACGAGTATATGTACCATCTTGGCCCCAGTTCTCTTTAATGCGAGTAGCTGCAGAACCTAGACCGGCATTTTCTTTCATTTGCTGAATATAGGCAGTAATTTGGTGTGAACCATAATCCTGAGCTAGTTGAGCAATCACTTCCAGTTGAACGCCTCTTGAAAGGAGGTCATCGACGCTGTCCATATTCTCAGTACTGACCGCTTCTTTAATGTATTCAACTAGAGAAATGTCTTGACCTGATTTGCCATGGATAGCTTCTTTAATTCGAGCTTCCATGTCGTGGCCCTCTTCCTCCTCGAGGTTCTCATCATACGGATCTTCTTCTTCCAATAGGGCGTCTTCCTGGGCCAACAGATGACGAGCATTCCATCTCTCAGTATCGCCAATATCTCTCAAGAGATTGGCTGAAGGAGAGGCGGCCACCATTTCTCTATAAGTAGCTTCTCGTTTAGGCTCTGCATAAGTATCCACAATACCGGCATTATGAAAATCATCTACTGGGGTGACTTGCTCTCCAACTACGGGTAGCTCACCGGATACTCCAGCATAAGGAGAATTATCTTCAGAATCTTCAGAAGGTACGCTTATTGTAGAATCGTTCTGTGCTTGCTTCTCAGACTGAGTCGTTTGTTGTTCGTCACCCCAATTAACTGAATTACCACCTGAGTCTGGCCCCAAGTTAGTATCCGGAAGTGTCATATCTGCACTATTTTCTGGAAGTTTAACTACTGAAGGATCAACCCAAGGTTTATCGCTTGTAGTATCAGTTCCCAAACCGGGTTCTGAAGTAGCACCTTGCGGAACAGGTTGCTTATTCACTTTAGGATCTGACCACGGCTTATCGCTTGTACTATCATCTTCCAGAGGGCCTGATCCTGAGGGAATAGCCTCAAAAGTTACTGGAGAAGGGGTCTTATCCGGCATTCCACCAGCTTCCTTCATGAAATCAGCAATAGCCATTTCCAAATAACAGATGTCATTAGCGGTTTTAGCTCCATTAGGAGAAGAGATCTCAATATCATCATTCTCATCAATACGAGCTACCCAACCCTTGATCTTAACAGTTTCACAGTTAAGGAGGGCTTCTTTTACTTCACTTGCATTCTTATAGGTCTTCATAGTCAATCCTCCTCTACCAGCTGCCGTCTTCGTCTGCATTAATTAACATCTCTGCAGTTTTATGGGCTTCTGGTTCACCATTGATCAATGCTAGAATAAAGTTGCGTGACTTCTTCTGGAAAGGATTTCCCCCCGCAAGTCCAGCTTCTTTAATATAGTAATCATAATCTTCTTGAGTTCTAATTTGGCTTGCAACATGCACAAGGTCTTCAACCGGAAGCATGAAATACCCATTAGAGCTAATATCTTCAATTAGGTTAGATGCTGCGGATTTAGGATAGTTCCTGTTGTAGTGGTCCTTAACCTTTAGCATATCAGATACCGTCAGGTTGGCTGTACGATCCCGTTTCCACAACTTCTCTAGATGAGTTGTCAGGATACGAACTCCTAGGTCTCTAGGGGCGTGCTTAGCTGCGCTCTTGGCTTGCTGATAAGCCTCAAACACTGAAGAAACGGGAAGACTTCCATCTACTCTATCCACTTCCTTCTCAAGCTCTTCAGCAACTACCTTTCGCATCCAATCAATATGGCGCTCGTTAAGCTCTTTACCATTTTCATAAGCAGCTTCTTTTTGAAGGTCTTCTTCTTTTAGCTCAGTAACCACGCCTGCGAACTTACTAGCTAGTCGAGAGTAGTCAACAGTGGCTTGTTTTTCTCCAGTTAGGTCTTCGAGATGTTGATATACGTTTTTACTCATTATAAATTCTCCCAAGATAGAAATCTATCATCAATATAGTTATAATAGCATACTGTCCTTTGGTTTTCGTAAACCTCAACTAGTTTTTTGAATATCTAGAAGTTTTCGTAATATATATGTTTTTCCACAATCCCGGCATTCAACTAACAATGGAGACGTGCCAAACACAGTAGACATAATGGCATTACAACACTCTGATAGCAAATCAGAGCAATCTTCGCCCTCGGGACAATCCTCTTCCTGAGGATGCCCCTGGGCTCTATTTGTAACATTGGTTAGTAACTTAAAAAACTTTTCCGCTTCCGGGTCTCTTGAAGTATTAGCCTTTGCTGCATCAACTATGGCTTGCATTTGTTCTTTTAATTCGGTAGGGTCCATGCTGTTAATATAGACTATAGGGGCTCTAAATTGGTTTCTGTAATCTTCTGTAGATAGCCCCAAGCATCATCTGTCTGATTAGCATCAAGAAGCTGCTCGAGTACTTGAGTCTGCTCTGGAGAGGCTTTTTCATAGAAAGCCATCATCTCTTCAAATCCCAAATTACCGGGATAGGAAGCAGCCTCTTTAATAAATTGGATTACTCTACTTTTTTTTTAGAATTAGATGGGGAGATCTTCTTAGGAATGTCTTTAGTCAGTGCTTTACCGTAGCCAGCCTCTGAGAAATAGTTCTGCCAGTAGGCTGCCGCGACGGCGTCTACGCCACATTTAGTCAGCCAGTCACAGGCAACATCAGCTCTGATTCTTTTTTTAACTTCCTTCACAAGCTGCTCACCATATTCTCCATAATAAGCAGTCCAATAATCTGCAGCAACGCTATCTACAGCTAGCTTACAAAGACCCTGCCTAGCCTCTTCAAACAGACTTGCTACTTTTTGAGCAGGCGCACCATACTCATTAACAGCAGACTCTTCGTTACCAGATCGAATTTCCTCTACAATTGCCTTAACGGCAGATTTACCCATGATGTCCATGTCGTCTAGTAGGTCCGCTGCAGCAATAAAAGGCACATTCAAGTACTTAGACGCTTGACGAGTCTTCATACCATGTACAACAAACTCTCTAATCTCTGCTACTGTATCAAAGCCATATTCATCATTAAGTTCAGTCCAAGTCTTAACTAGGGGCGGGATGTCTCCAGCTGCTTTTAGTTGAGTTGCTGTTACCTCAAATCTAGCACAGATAGACTTAGGGATCTCCATTTTAGGGTGATCTAGCTCGTCTACCACACCGGCACCGAATAGGCCCCAGGCACTAGCTGACACTACTCGAGCGTACTCGTTAGCATCGAATTCTTCTCGTTCTGCAACAGTTCTATTGACGATTACGTTACCGTGCTCATCCTTTTCCGCGTTCCATAGGTGATGTGATTGTTTTTTCATTATATTCTCCATCGTAGCTTAAATCGTAAAAGGTTCTTTATTCCCTGCAAACATCGTGGAAGCTAGTGCGTCCATTGGATCAGCTCCCTCGCTTACCAGTTTAGCAACCGCTTGGGATTGATTGGCAGATGAAGCCTGATCAGCTACGCGTAGCGCCGTGTTAAAATCTACTTGACCTTGCAGGTCACCATGGCCCACAACAGCCCAGAAGACATCATTGTAAGGCTCTCCGTATTGAGCTATCTTATCGCTTACGAGATCGGCAAGAGCTGCTGCTTGTGCTTCTCCATCAGGTCCCTGAGGAAGGAACATCGCTAGATTGTCCTGTATCTGTATTTGTCTGTCCGGAAGTTGCTCTGCAGGGCTACCGTTATTAGTTTGTGCCCATTCGGGAAGTTCTCTATCCGTTGGTACGCTATCTACCGCGTTCTGGATAAGGTAGTCCCTGTTACGCTCCCCTTGTGATAGGGGAACCCCATTTTCGTCAGTCTCTACAAGATCTATGTCATCTACATGCATCTCTTCTTCTTGAGCAGTCTTGGTGTTGGCTTTGATATGCAGGAATGCCTCTAGTGAGAAGCCTTTTTTCATCAACATGCTAGTTACCTAACTCTTCCCAATTCCAAGGCCTACCTTCAGGATCTGCTTCTTGGGGAGACTCAGCGTTAATTTCATCCCAATTCCAAGGCCTACCTTCAGGATCTGCTTCTTGGGGAGACTCAGCGTTAGCTGCTTCAGTACTAAGAGCCCTACTTAATACGTCCCATCTAATTCCTTGCGCATCCTCTACCGAGCTAACTAAACCAGACTCCATAAGGAGTTGATAGATAGCCGCCTCCGGCCCACTCAAACTCTCTGCAGTCATTTGAGCTTTTTTAGTAGCAGGACCCCTCTTGTTTGCAGAAGCAATCCGCTTAAGAGCGCTATTCGATAAACTAAGTTTTGACATGTTATTCTCCTAATTCCCCTGTTTTCTCATTAATCCAGCTCTGGAGGAGCTTAACGATCCCTGTTAGCTTCCAATCCATAGTTTTAATGGCAACCTCCGAAAGACCCGCAAGTGCTCCCTCAACTAAGTGGCGGAACATAGCGAACTCTAATGGATTAGCGTAAGAACGCTTACTAATTCGACTAAAGTCAAATCCGGCTGCCTCAACTACACCCTTTAGAAATTTTTCTTCTTCTCGTTGCATATCTCTATTATAAATGAAAGAAAATAGATTCCTTTAACTTACCCTTTCAAAATAATGTATGGGATTGCACCTAGTTGGTACCTGAATGGGCACACAAGGGTTCAACCTGATTATAGGACACACAGTATAGAAATGCGCTGGTTTAGGAGCCAATGCAAATACACTATCTGAAATCTTCCTAATATTGGGAAACCCCCTAAGGATAGATGAAACCACCTCTTGTGGGCAATTAGTCATAATGTGATTAGGTTCAAGCGCATTTAGGCAGGCACAGTACTTACTCCTGTTTCTAATTTTCTTCAGAATGTAATCATTCCGGCTATATGAAGACCTTTCTATGTCTAATGTATAGCATTTAGTTGAGTTGCATATAAATGTTCTCCTGAACTCCTGAAAGGTTAAGTTAAAATACTTAAATATCCAATTGTACATGGTTACAAAGGAAACCCCAACATAGTCACTCATCCCATTCGCCGTCTTGAACAGCTTTGCGTCTAAGATGACTTCTTTAATGGGTTTTTCGTGGTCAACTTGTACTTTTAGAGCACATAAAGAGTGTTCTTTACGACATTCAGGACAGAAGACGTAATCGTAGTTGATTACGTCTTCTTCCTTAATTAATACAGTATTTGAACAATATGGGGTGCAACAATCTAGTATTTCTCTCATTTTTAGTCCTCTTTGTACTACTTCTTAATAAGAATATAGACTATTGGACTAAAAAAGAGGCTAATCGACCCAAATAACGCGAGAGCGCATATCAGCAGCTATAGATTGGTTATCAGCAAGGCAATCAAATTCATCCGCATACCACATATTAGCCATTTGCTGAACTGTCTCCTTGTACACTTGGCCCTCAAACATCTTACGCAAGGCATCCTCCGTCTGAACACCAACAACTTCCATAGCTTTTTGGAGGTTGCCCCCTTGTGAGTCTACGTGACGATCAACAAACCTATCAATATTTGAAGTAAGCCATGCGTTCGGAATATTCTCCATATCAGAGGTTGTCATAATCTTCATAGTTAAATCGCTATAGCACTGTCCTTGCTCTGACACCTCTTTTTGCTTTTCAAATTGATTTTGAAATTTAGCCCTAAAGTCCGCTTTAGACTCATTACCTGCTGAGATATAGAGATCTTCATCGTCCAGATCCATGCGAACGATGTCATTAGCCGCATATACCTTAACATGAACATTGATCTCATCCTCTCCGTCCATGAAGCTCAACTCTACCAGTTCTCCGATCTTACTCGCCAGGACTGCATCTTTGACTTCTGGTGGATAAAGGTCTTCTACCTCTACCCACACACTCCTCTTGGTATGCTCCTCACTGGGCTTACCGTTAATGGCCGTTAAAATGTCCATAGAGAGACGCTGGTTCTCACTTTTTATAATATCTGTAGTTGTAAAAGTCTTATAGCTTTGTCTCAGTTGCTCGCATCGCGCCGTAAAGGCTTTCTCAAAATCCCGATCTCCACTCGATTTTAGCTCGAAGTTCAACGGCTCTGGCATGGTTAGCTTAGGCCAATAGTAATATTGCATAATACCCACAGTAGGCTTATCTGGAGTGTCAAAATCGTTGAGAAGTAGATCTGTAACGAACATGATGCGCTTACCTGTCTCTTTCTCTACCGCAGTACCAATCATATCAGCGATAATATCACTATAGAGGCGATTAACGCCTAGCGTATTCTCTACAACTTTCCGGGCCTTGGGAGTGTTTAAACTACCTCCAGGACCCTTCTTACCTTTATAGTACTTCTGACAGAGCATCTCACCGTTTTGGAGCCAGTGATCATCAAACTTCTCCTTCAGATCTCTCTCTTTCAGCGCAACGTTCGCATGGAACGGGGTCGCCAACGGCATAATCGCCACTTCGCTCCGCTCTGGGGGTGTACTTTCGGATGGTGATTTCAGTTCTGGGCTCTCCGTCATAATCTTCTCCTTTTATGAGCTTCTCGCTCAGTTCCCTTCTTAGTAACTTATCGTCTGATAGAACTGCAAACGTGCGAGTTTTATCTCCCTTTTTCTTAGATTTCTTTCCTTGTAGAGCATCTAACACGATAGCGGGGAGATTATCCAAATCGGGCTCCCATTGCCTAGTACTGTAAAAATCAAAAAAGATCTCTACATGACAGTCAATGGGCTCTGTGTAGCCCATTGACGTGTATTGCTCATGGAAGTCCTTCATCATCTCATCTCGAATGGCGATCATTTTCTTGGAATGACTGACAATAGGCCTTCCGCCTTTGCCTTTCCATATAACTAGATCGTTCTTTTGGACTTTAGGCCTCCCAATGTAGACCAGCGTAATTGGTTCTTCTATTTGCAAAATAATTCCTTTATAATCTCCACTACCTCCGCAGTACCTCTTTTATAGATATGCTTGAATATATAGTCTCTTTCATCCGGACCTTGACACCACATGGCTTTAACCCAGTAACCAGCATACGGACCATTCAAAATCTGAATGTCGCCATCCTCTATCTTAAATATACCAGCATTCTTGTCCCTCGGTTTATTGTCCGCTTGAACAACACGCCTATCCTGGCGTATCTCGGTCATTACTAGCCTCTTGCTATCTGGATCAAATCCTCCTGAGTAGGGGTGACCAAACCAGACTCTCCGATTCTGGTTTGGGAGTAGTTTTCCTCGTAGGAGGATGCGAGACGCATGTCTTGTGGCCGAGAATTGAGTAGTATGTAGATGCTGTCATACTTGATTTGGAAGTCATCAATGCAACCCAACGTCATATAGGGAACCTGCATGCCGATTTGAAGTGATCCTTCTTGCGTGACCATCTCACGGTATAGTACGGGATTGACTAGGATGCAGGAGGCTTCGTAGAGTTCTGCAATGCCCCCAATATAAGTCTTCATCCCGGACTCAATAACCGCAATAGGCATAAACTTGTCTGCGAATGGATGCTTGATATACTGTCTCTCGAGCATCTTTTGATTCTCAGCTTCCTCTAAACTTTTACGAGCATCTATACAATCCGAACACGATGTCGATCCTCGCTCACAGCAATCTCCACAGCAATCCTCTTCCGAAGGATCATCCATATCTACAATTGTTTGTTCATCACTCATTAGCTTCCTCCTCTTTCAACCTTTAGCTTATCCTAATATATACTAGATGTCAAGAACTACTCACCACAAACTCCTTAGAGAACCTTCTGGTCCAGGTCCAATACGGGCTTGACAGCTACCATATCAAATTTTACCTTAACTTTAGCAAGAGATGCAACGTGCTTAGTCTCAATTTCTACAATATCGCTTTCTAGGGTTTCTACTGCCTCTTCTGCGGTATTAAAAATAGATGTTACAAAGAATGATCTAGAATGGAAAAAATCGTCCATTCCCTCCTCTTGGATTTTCAAAACAACAGAGTGTACTCCAGAAGCTCTTTCATTCTTTTCCTCTACTTCTCCGGAACCGACATCTAGTTCGCCCAATCTGTTCGTAGTTGTAAAGAAAACAGTGTCTCCCAAGTTAATGGAAATTAGGTCAATTGTCATAATAATTCTCCTTTTCTTAGCAAAAAATGCTAGTCCTCGATAACCTTGTACGTAACATCAAAGACGTCTTCCGTATCCGTCTCCACTACTTCAATATCAAAAATATCATTTATAGTCAAACCCTCTTTTTTGAGTTCTTCGACAAACATATCAGTAACAGAGTCAAAATACGACTTAATAGCGTCATTTTTAATCTTTCTCTCAGCCCTGAGCGCTTGAATCCCCTGAACAGCTGTTGCCCTTGCCGCATCCTTCTCTTTCTTTCCCGCTCTGTACGCTTTTTGCTTAGCTGCATACAGCTCTTTATTCTCCGCACGGTGAGCCCTTCTCCGGGCAGCTACCTTATCCTTGTTCTTCTCTCGGTACGCCGTCGACTTAGCTATTAGAGCCTCCTTATTAGCCTCGTAGTACGCCTTAGCTTGTTCAATCACCCTCTCTTTATTAGCCTCGTAGTACGCCGCCCTCTTAATACGGGAGCATAGCTTACACTGCCCGCGAAGCCCATCTTTGATTCTAGTATCCTTATTAAACTCAGAGAGGTCTTTCTCTACTTTACACTTAGAACATAATTTGGTTTCTGCTTCACTCATACCTCAAGCTCCGTTTGTCCTGATCTCTTACGAGCTGTCCAAGTATGGTCAAAGTCGATAAGGTCTTTAACCGCTCCGGAGTTGTCTGTTACAAACACAGTCCCCTTCTTGAGAAGTTTGGACATAGAACTCGCTATCTTTTGACTATTGTTAGAATCAACGAATGAGAATACCTCGTCCAGCAACATGAGATTACAACCCTGTCCATATTTACGGGCCAATTCGTTCAATGCCCTTATAATGGCCACTGAAATTTTACTGGCCTCTCCATCTGAATAGAGCTTAGGTGAGATGTTCTTCGATCCATCCACAATCTCGATCTTGACGTCGGATTTCATCAGTGCTTTAACATCTGCGGCATTCTTCTGCCGAGACTTGTGCTCGAATGAAGTAATAGAGATTCTCATAGAGTCGCCCAGGTCTTCCAGGTACTCGTTAGCTAAATCACTAATCTCAGCCATTGCTACAGACATCTTATGCAACTTGATAAATGGGATATTGTCAATAAGCCACAAGAAGACATCCAAATTTCCCTGAACCTCTGCAATCTCTTTAACAAAGAAGTCCAGATGAAGCTTTTTCTCTTCAATCTGGGCTTCTGCTGCTTTGAGCTGGTCAACACTCTTATTAGCTTGGTCAATTTTGTTCTTATGGTCCAAGCCTTTTGACTTGAAGCCGTCTTGCTCATCTCGAAGACCTTGAATAGTCCCTGCTACATCATGCAACTTAGAAGCATAGGATGAATGTATATCCCTCTCTAGTTTGATGTTGTTCATAAGCTCATTATTCTGATTCACTAAGATAGTCTTCTTGGTTGCAATACCTTCTCTGTACGCCAGTAACCTTCTGTCAGTCTCCTTCTCTTGTGCAGCCAGGGCCGCCTTATACGTCTCCATCTGACCCTCGTACTCTCTATTTAGAACCAACTGACGAGCCTCAAGCCGGGCTGTAGCTCCTTTAATGCTCACCTCCTGCAGCTTAGTCTCCTTAGCTTCCAGGAGAGTACAATTATCTTCCAGTTCCTTGATCTTATCTCCAATACTCTCTTTCTTCTTTTTGGTAATAGACGTGTCACAAGTCGGACACCTTGTAAGATCCATCAAAGATCCTGCATCATTCACAAACCCTTGTAGTTGACCTCTACATGCTGATCTACTATCTCTAGTTTCTGAGAGCATAGCCTTCAGATCGTCCAGTTCGGCCATTAGGTCATGGCCCTTCTTATCCAGATTAGGATTGATAGGCTTAGGCTCTGTAAAGACTTCCTTGCCTTCCCAAGTAGGTGTCGTCCACATCTCTTTATCCAGCTTTTGAATCTTTTCGTTATTCTGACGAATCTCTTTATCCGTAGAATCTACCTTTTCTTGATTGTACGCTTCAGATTGCTTAGCAGTCAAATCCTCAACTATGTTCTTATAGTTCTTTATCTTATCTGCGATCTCTTTCCACTTTACTCTGGAAGCCGCCAAGGCGGCTTCCTCCTGTTCAATATACTCTGCCCAATCAAAAGCCTTAGCACTTTGATATTGCTCCTGGAGGGTCTGTAAGGCCCCCTTCTCAAAGTTCACTTTATCATCAATTGCTGATATTTGAGTATTCAGTGCTTTCTTCTTAGCACGACTCCTATCCGATATAGAATCCCACTCTTCAATCCCCGTAATTCCTGAAAGAATCTCCATGCGATCTTTATTAGTTCCTCTAAGGAAAGCGTCACCCACTCGATAGGACATATAAGCAATAGCCAAGAACCTGTTATAGGACATTCCTATTACATCCAGTATCTTTAGGTGTGTTTGAGGCATACCTGACCCTCTTTTATCGACCCAAACACCATCTTCAAACTTATCCAAATACAAAGAAGTGCCCAAATATGCAGTATGAGTATCGTTGTCTACTGCATAATTAGTTTCCTTCCAACTACGACAGTACGTGACTCTGTAATGCTCTCCAATATGATTTGTGAAATAAACTCGACCGGCCATTCCCTTATCCCATATAGAATTAATTACGTCATCACCTTTGCAGCCGGTGGGGTTCTCGCGGAAGAGAATCTCACAGGCTGCGTTGAATAGGGAGGACTTGCCCGATCCGTTGGAGTCCCCATCCTTATCTTCGTTAATACCTGTTAGGTGAACTAAACCCTTATTTAGGACGTTTATGTCCTTGCTTTCGCCGTAGGAGAACATCCCAGTGGGGTTGATCGAATGTAGAGTTAAAATATTATCTTGCATCTATGCCTCCTGGTTTTTCAATTGATTTACAGCTTCCGTGACAACTTCACTCTTCAATGCGCCCAGACTTGCAAATCCACTCTCTAGATATAGAGAAAGGTCATCCATAACCCCATTTGAAGACGTTAGGTCCACGACTACGTTAGATTGCTGCGTCTCGTATGCTCGTAGTTTTTCAATCTTACGAGGTTTGAGCTTCTTTTCCAGCTTCTTCCAGCCTGGATCGTCGGCAATCCTATCAACGTTGATTTTATCCCCGGAGATCTTTACTTCGACAAATTGATCCTCAAACAAAGAGGCCTCGAATGTAAGCCCCTCGAAAGTACTCTTATCACCAACTCCGTACTGAATACGGGTAAACAGGTTCTTAGTAGGAACGAAGTTGACTTGAAAGCTCCACCTATTGGGCTCTTTAACAGCTTTCATCTCTGTCCACCCTCGAGACTTATTAGAATCTATTCGAGTCCTCTGGACTACAGACCCCAAATAACCTCCATGAGTGTTTTTGAGTTTGAATTTCTGTCTAATATGAATATCTCCCGCAATGACGAAGTCCCATTGCGGGAGATCTATTGCTGAAAGCTCTATGCCTGAGTCAAACTTCATTGTACCTTCTTCATTCATCCAAGATCCTCGAACGGTATCATGGAATACAAAGAGATTTAGGCAATCTGGATCTACCTCATACTTACTCATATCGAACTCAAAATCAGCCGGTAAAGCATGAATACGGACATTATCCTGGCCATAAGTCTTAGCTTCGTCCATAATAATGACATTGTTCATCCATTTTAGAGATTCTGCAGTATGCCATCTCCGGGTATTATCCGTCCAATCATGATTACCAATCAAATGGTAATGGGGGATGCTTCCTTTATGTACGAAGTCGTACATAACACGATCCGCCATTACCTTGACTTCATCTCTCGGCTCTCTTTTCAAGTAGCGATCCCCTGGAAACAACGTAAAATCACACTTAATGTCTCGAGCGCGTTGAAAGAGGTCTCGCTCTACTTTAATTGTATCGTTCAGAGTTACACATTTTGCGCCTAGCTCATCATGATGTACATCTGCCCATGTTAGGAATGTATATTCCATAGTTTCTCCTTTATTTGATCGGTCCTAGTACTTTAAAGCCCTCTTTCCTCGAAAAAGTAAACCACAAGTTGTTTTTAGACTTCAGGCCTTTAATCGCAGTGAAAACTTCCTGAGAGTCGCAATCTACATGAAAATAAGATACAGCAATATCCAATACGAAGAAAGAGGTGGCGCTGAGGTCATTAAAATATACAAAGCTATTAGTGGCGGCCTCATAAAAGTAATAAGGAGCCCCTCTAGTACTCCAGTCACCCGTCCAATGCTTAATCTCACTCTCTGCTTGGCGGTAAAGGGGTCCTACAGACCCACCATCCTTCATAAACAGAGCAACGAGTCTATTCCCACCCGTTACTAGCATCTCACTCAGATTCTCAAACATCTCTAACTCCTTTGTCCAACTCGGCTTCCAGATACGCTAACAGATCCGGATTATCTTTAACATGCTGGACTGCTCGAGCCATTCCTTGACCTAATGAAGTTTCGTCTTTAACTAAATAAACCCAAGTACCTTTTTGAACAATGAGGCCTGCACCAAGCGCCGTCTTAACAATATTATTAATATATGAAACACCTTCTCCAAATATAAGTTCCACTTCAACTTCTCTGAAAGGAGGGGCTACTTTATTCTTTACAACCTTAATCTTAGTTTTATTACCAATAATATCTTCTTTATTTTTAATCTTACCAATACTCCTAATATCCAATCGTATAGAGGAATAGTACTTTAGGGCCATACCCCCAGCTCCTACCTCCGGACTCCCATAAGTTACCATACGCGTCCTGATTTGATTAATGAATAATAAAAAGACTCCGCCCTTAGCTACAATACCAGTAAGCTTCCGCATGGCTTGAGACATCAACCGTGCCTGAAGTCCCACATGCGAGTCTCCCATATCTCCATCGATCTCTCTTCTAGGAGTTAAAGCTGCTACCGAGTCCACGACTATAATATCCCCAGGTCCTAGGAGACCTGCCAGGTACTCGACTGCGGAGAGCGCAGCTTCTCCGCAGTCGGGTTGTATTACCATAAGCTTTTCTACATCTATTCCCAAATTTTGAGCATATTTAATATCTAGTGCATGCTCCGCATCTACGAATGCGCAAAGTCCTCCATGTTTTTGGGCAGAGGCAATAGCATGCAAAGTTATCGAAGTTTTCCCAACTCCAGCGGGGCCAATCACCTCCCCTATTCTTCCTTGGGGATAGCCACCTACTCCCAGAGCTTTATCCAATGATGGAATCCCACTTGGAATAACTGGAATATCTTGAATAACTTCTCCAGCGCCCATAACCTGAATTTCTCCAGAAGTGTTAGAAATTTTATCGTATGCCTTAACAATCTTATCGATCCTAGACATCTCTTCTTCAGTTTTCTCCGTTTTCTTTTTTGACTTGGCCATATGTAAATCCTCCTGGATATAAATCCTAGCGGGATGTCTTGCCCCCTCTCCAAAAAGCAAGGCATCCCTAAGGAATCCGATCCTAAGTTACCAACTAATGTCATCCTCTTCTTCAACAGGAGCATGGTCACCCGCCGTAAAAGCGGGTGCCGGGGGAGCAGGAGTTGCAGCAGGAGCTGGCATGGGTGGTGGGGCCATCTGTGGAGCTGGTGCTACTGGAGGTGCCGCTTGTGGCATCTGTCCAGCAGGAGCTGCTACAGGGGGTGGGGTGAAGGCTGCCGGTGCGGGAGCAGCGGGTGTCATAGTTGGTGCAGGAGGCGTGGAAGGTGCCATCGTTGGTGGGGGTGTCATATGTGGAGCTGGTGCTGCCGGGGCTGCCAGGGGAGCCGCTTGTTGGGGTACAGGTATAGCAACGGGTGCAGGTGTAGCAACAGGTGCTGCTGCCGGTGTAGCAACAGGTGCCGCCTGTGGTGCAGGAGCAGCTGCAGGCTGGTTGTAACTATCTTGCTGAGGAGATGCATAAACCTTTTGCTCTGCGTACGGCAGGACCGTTAGCAATGCTGTGGGATCTGGCATACTGGCCAGATTGGTCAAGTACGCTCTCCAGGCTTCGTCATACGGGAATACTGGACCATTCATGACTGAGTACTCTGTTAGTAGCATAGATTGACCACTGCATTGAGTAGTATCTTTGATCACTGCCAAAACTTGCAAACCCTGAGGATTTGCAAAGTCAAAAAATGCCGGATTGCCATACGTCTCGGCTGCTTTGTATTGCGCCTTGAGAGTAGCAATTACTGATTTGGGGGCACCGAACCAAGGAAGGTAGACGTTCTCTTCACCCTCTTTAGCCGGTCGAGTACCCATCAACTTACCGTGATCAAATGTCATTAGGATATTGCGGTCCTGATGCCGGAACATTTGGGCTTGCTTGTACGTTTGAGCCAGGCCTGCATCCTCCTTACGAATTTTCAGGTATCCGTCCTTGTTGAGGTCCTTCTTAACGATGCCTCGCTCACGCTCTACTTGCTCCCATCGTTCATTATGGGCACCCCAGGCCTTAGTAGTTGCTTCACAAAAAGCACATTGAGGATTAGTGAACAATGGCTTGCGACCAAGGTTCTTATCCAAGTACTCATTGAGTTTGTGAGGACAAACTACCGAAGTGAAGCCCATTGAACCATCAGGTCTCTGAAAATTCTTGACCGGGTGTGTAGGGACCTTGAAAAAGAAGGTATACAGCGTGGGCATACCATCTACGATGAGAGGATTGTCAGTAGACATACCCAATCGTTTGGCATTCTCTGGAGTTTGGTTGAAAATACCCCAAGTATCTGGTTGGAAGAGCGGAATAAACAGCTCGTTGGTGTACTGAGTTCCTGCCTCTACGGGCAGGGGCTTGTACATAGCCAAAGAAGCTGTTTGGGTACTGTTGTCCGCAGCTTCGTCTCTGTCCATGTCCATTGTCATCTTAATTGTCATTCTTGTTCTCCTTCTTGATTATCTAACCATTCAATATCGTTCAGTTTTGCGAATACTGTGTAATACGTCCAATAATTCCGGAAAAGGCCGTTGCGGCACATCCCTCGAACACCTTTTTTCAACCTTACAACGGTTTCTCCGTCGCCTGCTCGTACCAAATACCACCCATCTTCCAATTCGGGCTCCTTGTAAACGGGCTCCTTGTAAACGGGGATCGTTGTTACTTCTTGATAGAGTAGGTCATTGTAGATCTCTACTGCTACTGGAGTCCTGTACCCGGAGCACACCCACTTCTTTGTTACCTTATCAAAAATATCATAAGCTTTCTTCATATCCACTCCTTCTCTGTATCCCTGTCCGGGAATTGTTTACTTTGATGATGCATAATCAGTTGCGTACCAACCGTTTCCTTGTAATGAGAATGAAGAGCGTGCTATCTGCTTCTCCGCCTCCATCTCTCCGCATTCCTCACATTCTTCTATTGGGTCATCAGAAAACTTCTGAATTACTTCCCATTCGTGTTCACAGGCCAAGCACTTATACACGTATAACGGCATTCTTACTCCTTGCTACTTACCACCGTGACTTGACATAGACTTCATCAATTCACGTTCCTGTTTATCTTCTGAATATGACATTGGCATATTCCCATGTTTAGCTTGCAAAAGACTCGTCAGGTCCTTCATATGGTAGGACCTACTGTCGAGTCTTTTAGCTATATTCTGAAAAGTCAAAAAATTCTTCTCCAAATGTTTGGTCGTATTGACCAATGTCTCAAAGTACCATGCTGGAGACATATTTAAATACTTATACATGATCCGCTTGAAAGAGTCAAGGTCATAAGACTCAAAATCTTTTCCCTTGAGAGAGGCACTTGCATAAGCAATAGTTGCATATCTATCCCTCTCCACCTCAGACGTATCCACTGAGCATGCCTGAATGACAGTATCTTTGATAGTATCAATCGTGGGCTTCTTCTCACCATATCCGATCAGAAGGTACTTTGCAAACCTTTTGTTATGCGCCCACCACTTTTTCTCAAATTCCTCCGTGAACCGTTCGTACTCATTCCGGAGATTGATTGCCATCTGCTCCCAACGAGCCTGTATCGCGGCATGGTCGCGATACAGGTCTTCTAAGCAATTCTCATCGAATTCTAAGAGATCTACAATATCAGTCTCCTCCAGTTCATCACCGCAGAGAATTGAGACTTGCCCATTGATTATGGAGACTTTAAAGTCACTCATCAGGTAGACTCATCAAATTCAAATTTACCACCGGTCCCACTCTTTGGTATAAAGGGCGGAGGGGGTGGTAAAGCAGGGGCGTTCTTGGGCGGGGCTACAGCCTCAAAGGTGGAGCCTGGGCCCACGAACGCATCCAGAGCATCATTCATACCTTCAATAAATTCCCCATTAGCTACGGCCTCTTCCTCAGTAGGATCTTTAAAGATACCCTCATCCCAATAAGGACCGAACTTATCTACCAAAACTTTAAAATCTTCGCAGTCATGCTTGACGAGCTTCACGCCGTCTTCATGAATATGCATCATCTCATGAATGAGAGTGCTATCCTCTACTCGCTGTAGCTCGCCCTCAGCTTGAGCAATGGAGTCATCATTGATGACGATGACATACCGGATGTCGAAAATGTCCAAGTCGATGTCTGATAGACCATCTAGCTTCAGGAGATTGAACTCCTTAAGCTTCATTACCACATATTTAGGAATCAATGTGACCGGTGCTTTGTGAATCGCGAAACACTTACCGTGGAACTTCCCTTTGCTGCCGGACAGGCGAATAAAAATGACCTGATCCAGTTCAACATGACCAATCCACTCTGCGAAGTGATCGATCAATCTTCCAGCTCTATCCCGCAATCCTTCATCTATCGCCCATTGTGCACCTGAATTATCTACAAAAAACATTAGTCCTCCTCATTTTAATCCCAAGCCCCTCTTGAAAATATAGCAATAAGTACGCAAGCGATGTAGATCCACAAAGGAATCAAAACCACTGGCCACGACCAGGCAATTAGCCCCTCAAACTTCAAAATTAGCAAAAATATCTGCGGTATACCCAACAGTAAAAAATCTAGCATTATCCTAGCTCCTCCTCGTCTCTATTTACCGCGTTACCAAACTCACGCGCTACATCTTTTTGCCACTGAGGCCAACTTTCGATCATAGCTCTGGCCCTAGTAAACGATTGCTCAACTCGTACTTTCTTTATAAAATCCCGTAGCTCCTTTAATTTTGTGACAGTCTCCATCTCCAATTGCTGATAGTATTCAAGGTCTATCTCTACTTTGTTTCGACAACGCTCCCAATCATAAGTAAACTCTCCAGTAGTCACGTTATCAAGGACCTTATCGTCAGCCATTATTAAGACTTCAGCCACCTTGAAATACTTCCCCTTTGTGACCACTTTATATCGCAGCCCTGGCACCATTTCTCTTAATTTGGTCATTTCAGTTCCTCTATCATTTTTTTGACTGCATCAGCATCGATATACTCATCAAACATCTCCCAGTTCCTATGTTCGTGGGGTGAGTTATCGGCATCGACTACAAGTTCTAGAGTTCCATCAAATGACATATAAGCGTCATACTTTTCTAGAATAAAAGCTAGCTCCACAAGTATATCTTTTAAATCATCAGTCATTTTCTTCTTCCATCCTCTTAACTTCTTCCCCAGCTAGTTCCCATTTACAATAAAGATCCAGAGCATAATTCTTACAAAACCCATAGATCTCGCCATCTTTACTAGCGCATTTATGTATAAAATCAATCATCTCTTCTTTTGTTTCGTCTGGACATACACGTCTAGCTCCGGGTCCACATCCGGTAGAAAGCAACAGCACTGTGATTAAAGATAACACTTTCATAACATTACTCCTTGTTAGCACAAATATTTATCATAAACATGCTCCATATTATTTTAGGATGATGAGTCCCGCCCATTAATTCTAAGAGCGATTCCCACTGCCCAGATACTAGCTTGACCTGTTCATATGATAATGTCAACCTTTTTCTAATAACATCTGCAGGAATTCCACTCAATAGGGTTATTTGGTCACTGTACGCACCTGAGAGCACCACCATGAAGTCCCTCAGCAGGTTCGGGACTCCATCCCGGTACAATATGTCCAGATCGTACCCCTCGTTGTACCAGCGCTCAATAGCCTCTATGCCCTTCTTAATATCCAATGAACAGAATACTGGAGCCATTGCCCTATACTGGCGTACAGACACCACTCCTACTGCATCCTCCAAATAGCTAGAGTCGACAATGCCATCCCCGGCAGCTAAAATACACTGGTCTAGGATTTGTTGAACATCCCTCAGAGATCCGCCACCGGTCAGGCTCAACGTACTGACGAAATCCTCTGTATACTGTTTTCCCTCTTGTTCCAATATCCCACTAATACTCAACTCGAGGTCCTTACCTGAAATAGCCTTTAATGGCATACTTAGGCACCGGGATCTGATAGTATCTTCCAGTTTGTCTGGGTCTGTTGTCACGAGTATGAATGTCAATTGTTTGGGCGGCTCTTCCAGGATCTTCAGTAACGCGGCTTGCGCTTGCTTCGAGAACATATGAGCTTCGTCAAATATGATTATACGCCTCGAGTAGGACGGGATTTGTCCTATCAGATCATTTAAATCACGAATAAAATCAACGCCATTGTTAGAGGCGGCATCGTACTCGATTATGTCGGGGTGTGTGCCGTTTTTAGCTTCTAAACACGAAGGACACACCCCGCAAACGTCAGAATTATCTGCGAATAAAGGGCAGTTCAACGCTGCTGCATAAATCCTTGCTAAAGTAGTTTTACCAGTTCCTCGAATACCAGTCAAGAGCATTGCCTTGATCTCTCGATTAAGGATAATGGAATTCTGAAGCATTCTACAAGTAGTTGGTTGCCCAACTACTTGAGAAAGCTTCATTGGTCTATACTTTCTAGCAATAGGCAGACTCATTTAGAGTCTGTCTTCTAGGGCGATTGCTACCTCGTCCAAGTCATCTGGCTCAATATCCAATTCCAGCCGGTCGCAGAACTCAGCAATCTCCTCTCTAGGGGCCGCCTCACCACCATATTTCCAAAAAAGCGCTTCAACCAATAACATTCTTTCAGTGTCAGTCATTTTAATTCTCCTTTGCTATTTCATCAATAAAGGAAGAGGTCATCTCCTCCAACTTAAGAAAAAGACGATCTTTGCAATCCTTACATAGGATACACCCGTCTAAGTTACCTTTTCCAACATCACCTGAAAACATAAGTGCATTTGTCCAACTCAAGTGAACATTGTACCCCGTTTCGGAATCCTTACCGCATACATCACACTCGTGTACTACTCTACGCCGCATCTATATCTCCTTTTTTAGAATTGATAAAACTCTGCACAACCCACATATCCATAGGCCTTGCTAGATTCAGAATCGGGATATTCTTGCAAAATGCAATGCTAATTGCCGTTCCCGTTCCTCCCGTATTAATATCCCTTGTGTAGTGGCTGATGCATCCGTCTTTAGTCCAGCATATAACCAGATTAGAAGGGGTCTCCATATCCATACCCAGAACCTGGAAAGCGTTCCGGGTATGGAGCTTCTGAGCAAACTCCGGGAGTCTTACCCAAGCTGGATGGTACATTGCGGCTAATCTCTGCGCTTTATCATATGAGAACTTGTCCACGCCTTCTCCAATAGAAGCTAGGTAGATCTCTTTCAAATCCCCAGCTCCTGACTCAAAGGCCAGGTCAGCCCCTCTAGCAGCTCCTGATCGAAGGATCCATCCCATGCTATTGTATATTTTAGCGAGGGTTCGCATAACCTCCAAGACGTCCTCTGGCGTGTCTCTGCTTCCAATTCCTGTGTAATAGTTAGGCATCCAAAACCTCCACTTCTTTCTCGGTAGCGCCCCAAACCTCTTTAAGGTACATTTGATACAACCTTCCGTAGCTTACTGGTCGATAATTGTGCACATCTACTCCACAGTTCACGCATCCGTGCATTTGCGTAAATAGCTTATGTACGTGACCACAGATCATAAAATCCCTATCCGAGAGCATTGTGTATTCCGCTGGATCGTGGGCTACGTAGGTATCCACATCATAATTGAACACAATAGAGGTGTGGACACTATCAAACCCCATTTTCAAATAGTCATTTACTTTGTAATCGTCGTGGTTGCCTAAAACTAGAATCTTATGGCCCTTAAGGTTGCTAATGAAATGAGGGAGCTTCGCAAGCTTCCCCATACACAGGTCTCCCACGATAACCGTTACATCATCTTTATGCTTAACCGTAGCATTCCAATTTCTCACAAGTGCATGGTCCATATCACTTACGTTCTTGAACGGACGATTGCAATACTCTAAGATCTTCGCGTGAGAGAAATGGGGATCCGCAGTAAAGAACAGTTTTTTCGGGTCTTTAGGTAGCTTTATCATACGATACTCCAATGATTATCAACTTCAATAACAAAACCCAAAGCTACTAAGTTGAAGAAATAGTCTTTGGTTTTGACCAAGGCCTTGGATAGAGTATCCCAGTCATAATGAAAACACTTCTGGTCAGATATATAATGATCAATTGCATACGACGTAAGCATGTTGTTCAACTGAATGCTAACCCGACCTTCCGGAAATATGATTGCGGGATACCCGCCAAGACCCGACTCATCTAGATACTGTGCGCCCATACCGGGGAAAATAACGCCATTGACTTCATAAGGGAGAAAATTCAAGGTTTTCTCAACTATTGTGCCTTCGGTAGTTTCCGTATCCATATAGCTCCTTAGTACCTGCTAACAGGTAGATCCAATCCGTAAAATTCTCCCATCGCTTTCTTAATGCGTCTGATGCGAGGCACCTTGTTTTCAGGCTTCGCATAACTCCAATTCGCATATTTATTGCGATTCAGTCTACTCCAGAGCCCTTCAAAGAACGTATCAGGATCTTTCCGTCCAGTCAAGCGATATTCGTTCAAAAAAAGTCGATAAGTCCCTGCCGGACTGTTTTGCCACAGATTGAAGAACAGTGCCGGAATCGGCGTATCCCACGTCCCATCCAAGAGGTTGGCAATGGTCTCATGCTCTTTCAAAGGTCTACGAGTAATAGGCAAGCACCGTTTAAACTCATTCTTGGCGAACTCTATCTGGGCAAATGCCGCATCTTCGTCCTGACCTGCCGTAGCAAAGATCTCAGCTAGATCCATAGCATGCTGCTTCTGCTTTGCAAACTTTTTGTATTTGACTCTACCCATGCAGATGTCTGAAATTCGTTGTCGGTTCTTCTTGAGGTTAGGGATCAAGCGCTTATTGCTTCCGTCTTCCAAAATCTCGCAGAAGTAGCCACTTTCGATTCTAAACCCGAATTTCTCAAAAACTTGAGTTTGGCCTTTAATGAAATGCTCCTCGAACAAGGTCAGTTGCTCAACACCCTCAACGTCGCTGTCAAAATCGTAATCAGAGAGGCTCTTCATTGATTGAAGGAGTTTTTGTAGACGTCCGCTTGTGAATGTCCATTGAAGGTAACCCCACGTCATGCCTGTGTTGTCGTAAGACACGCAGGTGTCGTGGTTGCCCTCACAGCGGGCTACTACGCCCATAATCTTCGTCCAGGGCCCCCAGGGCTTAGGAGGAGTATACCTATTGCTACCCATGTGTCTAGCGCCTTGATAATCATGCCATTTAGTCCACTTCATTTTCATCCTCCTTATTTCTTGTCTCCCCAACAATGAACAATTTCAGTGTCAGTCACCAGAGGTACTCGGAATTGAGTAATCTCTTGTAGTTGTCTTACCATACAATCTTCCATTATCTTCTCCGCTTGTTCCAGGTCTTTCTTATGGGTGTAGCACCCGATCTCATCATGGATGTACAAAACCGGCCTAGAGTCTAATTTAGCCTTCTTCAACTCATTCGTAACGTTGATCAATGCTAACGAACTCATATCCGCCGCAGATCCCTGAACAATGGAGTTCACGGACTGTCTCATCGCCTTAGCCTTGATGCTCTTAAGGTACTTGATTTCAGAATTAATAAAACAGCTTATTAGGTGCGGGCAGTCACAGCACTTGTAGTGATCATACCTTTTCCATAGTTTAATGTTCTGTTTAAGATTTGCCGCTGGAATCGTATACATGTGCTCATTCGATATACCGACATCTTTGGGAGCTACGCATTTGCGGTAGCATTCTGGACGACCCTCTTGCTCTGGCCATCTCATCCCCTTAGGAATTTGTAGTTGAGCCTTAGGTAGGTGGCGGATTCGATTGAAGATGTTCCGCACCTGCCCCGTGTTGGCTGCTAGCTCATGTGTGTCATCTATCCACGCTTTCAAGGTAGGAGCTGCCCCAAAGTACTCTACATTCACTAGGTGGGTAGCCTCTTCCATAGTCATGCCTAAGGTTTCGGATAGGCTCCAAATCGATTCCCCATAAATAATACCAAAGTTAATAGTCTTAGCAGCAGATCTCTTATCCTTAAACAATTCCTTAACTTCTCCCACTGTACATGGCAAATTCCAAAGATGGTGAGCCGTTGCTGCATGCATATCGTCCCCCCTAATGAAGCCATTTATCCAAGCGGGCTCTCCCGAGATATGGGCAGCTACCCTTAGCTCAATCTGGGAAAAATCCTTAAACATAAACACATAATCTTCCTCACACTCCCACATCCCTTTAACAATATCTCCCCCGTTCTCTGGACGGGGGAGATTGGTCAGATTCGGGTCAGAACATTTCAAACGTCCTGTTTTAGAGTCTTGTCGAATATCTGGATGGACCCAACCGATTTTACCATCTGAGGTATAGTCGGCTACCAGTGCCAAAGCTGATTTAGCGTAGGTAGATCCAATCTTCTGCGCCTTCCTGTATCTCATAAGGGGTTCAATGACCGGGTGCTCTAACTTACCCAACGCATCCGCATCCACCACCCATCCACCCATCTTATTGTGCACACCTCCAGGAAGCTGTAAATCCTCAAATAAGATCCTACCTACTTGAGCACCTGAAGATATTAAAAACTCCTTACCCACAATCTGATGAATAATAGGGGTTAGCTCGTCCATAATGGCCTGCTGATCAATGTCTACCTTCTTCGCCTTCTCGATGTTTAGTGGGCATCCAAAAAGCTCCATGTGCATTAGGGTCCTAGATAACGGCATAACGATCTTATGATATGTCTGAGTCAGGCCCTCTTCCTCTAAAATAGGAGTAAGAACGCATTTCAAGCTAAGGCATAAATCGGCATCTGCACAGCCATATGGATATAAGGTGCTCAGAGGTACTTTGTGGTATCTTCTAAAATCCTTATCGTAATAGTTCAGTGCTGCATCCAAATCGCCCTTAAATATGCTAGCTGAGGTGTCTAAGTAGTAATCTGCCATGCCTAGTCGATTCACTTCCCCCTTTAAGTTAAATTTGGACTTCAACGCATGAAAGCAGTTATTGTTCTCCTCGTCCAGGAGCGTATTCATAAGCATCGTACAATATTTCATGTTCCGGACCTTAATGCCCAAGAGTTTGAAAGACTCCGATGTGTCGAACTTGCTATTATGCGCTATCTTTGGAATTGGGGTCTCTAGAATTTTCTTGAGGGCATTAGTAACGTGAGCTTGCTTGTCTCGCCAGTAAGGGCTCTCATCCTTGTTAATTAGGGGTACATAGCATGCCATTCCGGGAGTCCACGGAAAGGTAACTTCCTCCCTACCCCAAGCAAAGCCGATTCCCGCAATCATGATTTCTTTTTCTTTTTTGTATGCTTGTATCTTCTTCTTGCTCTTAACGGTTGGGTGAGTCGTCTCCAGATCGTAGGCAAACTCTTTCGAAGCTGCTAATTGAGTCAAAACCCAAGCTAATTTCCTTGGACTATCTATTAAAAAATAAGTCGGTGGAACTACGAGATCAGTATAAAACATTAAGCCTCCTAATGATGCCTATAATAATTTACTGTAAAATGGTGGGAATGTCAAGGGAATTAAGCTTTATCTCTGATATTTCTATGTTGAATAGAGATCCACTCCATCGCGTTGGCTAGGGCAATTATGTTGTCTCTCATATCTCTTTGCTGGCAGTAAGGCCCCCTTCCAACATCATCTCCGCTGATGTTGAACTCTCTGGAGGTCCTATAGTCAAAATATGTCTTATTAGTCCTTGCATCAACTTTTTTATAGATCTCAAGAATAACACTACCAGACACTACTTCATGAACCTTTACTCTATTATCTTTAAATGCTTCAGCCATAATAACTCCTAAAGAGCAGCCTTTCGGCCCCTCTTACCTTTTCTATCAGCCATAAACGCAGCCAAAACGTCTTTATTGATTTTTTTACGTTTACGAGGGCCTACCTCACGATATTCCAATTGCCCACCTTTCACATAATTGTATATGTTGCTATAAGTACAACCATAGTGATCCGCCGCCTGTTTAACAGATAACAAGTCTCCGGTGAGCCCTACCTCTTCAATTTCCTCTACAACCTCCTCTTCCTGCTCTTCCTCCACCTCTACAACACACGGCTCCAACTCTGCTTCACAATCGAACTCAATCTCCTCCATACTGAATTTCTTAGTTACCTCGTTGTACAAGCCCTCCCTATTTAGAACATACAAATTATTGTGAAGAGCCTCTTCCAGCAATTCGCCCCCGATACCCAATCTCCATGCAAAAACTGCAAGACAGAAATGCTGAAAGTCACATGAATGCTTACAAGGTCGCCCTGGAACATGTCGACAACTTGTGCATTCATGGCCACCTAAAAGTTTAGCTCTTGAATTACAATCATGATACTGAAGACTCGGATGAGAGAAGCACTCCCACTCGAGAAACTCCTCAGGGTCCCACTCCTCCGAAGATGTCTTAATTTTATAGTACTTACACAACTCTTTTAACATTTCCGCGTCTAAAACTCTTTTCGGCAATAGTTTAGCCATTTTTCACCTCGATGATTTCAATAAAATAGAAACAACTGATCCCTCGTCATTCGATAAAGCTACAAATGACGTACTAAAGTCACATAAGGACACTCGGTCCTCAAACATACCCAATAATCCTAACAATGTCTTTTTTTGAACTTGAAAGACCTCTACTGCCTCAGTTCCAGAGCTTAAAATATCCTCTTGGACTTCTACCCCCGTATGAGACTTTCCAGAGATACGCCATACCAAATCCTCGCCTGAGATACCTACCGTTTCTAGTGAGGCCCAATGCTCGGTATCTCCTAAAGAAGTTGATACCAACTCCACTGCCCCAACTAAAGAATCCTTCAAAAAACTATACTTACAAGCGTCTTCCGGTATCAAAGAAGCGCCTGTACCGAACTTCCAAGCATCTAGGTATTCCAGAGGATAAGGATCGTGCATTAGCGCAAAATAGACTACTGTCCCATTCTTAAGCAAAAATACAGAATGAGATCTTCCGAATGCAATAGATTTGATCTCCCTTTTAAAGGTTTTAGCCGCTTTCGCAAACTCATCCGAGACGACCACTCGGTATGGTGTCTGAAAGATGGGTGGCGTCGTAGATAGGAAAAGAGACCGGGCCGTAAACTTACAAATCCTGAGCTGGTCCTTATTGTCAAACAAAACCCCAGTAAATTTCTTATCCAAGCCCTTCTTATCCTCATCAACCATTGTGCAATAAGCTAACTTACTCGAAATCTCTTTAACTACTAACTCATCATCAATCACCGAAAGCAGCTCTGGAGCCTTAGACCTAGATCTTGGACTGGAAATGGGCAATTGCGCTTTAATATTGTCCAGCCGGATCTCTACCTTGGATTTTAGAATTCTAAACCGTACCGACCCCTCGTACATCTTCTTAAAGAGGCTGATAAACCGCTCCCTGTTAAAACCAGCAGAAAAATCCTCTACCTCGGAGGCTCTTACTGGAAGAGTCACAAATGCAGTAGACACAGATCCTTCCGTATAAAGATCAACAGATCCCTTTTCGTGCCGCAGATAAACAAAAGCCGCATCCTTTATATGAGACGCTGCCTTACAAAATTCCGAAATTATATCAAAATCGATAAAAACTTCATTCTTTTTTACTTTTGTACTCATGTTATATCACTGATGTCCTCAAATGCACGGGTGTTCGGTACTTAAGGTATTCAATGCTAACGTCAGATTTGTAAGCATAAAAACCATTTTTTATAGCGGGATCCAGCTCATTCAAATAAATAGTACCATCATCTACCTCTATGCCATCTGTTCCCACGTAATAGCACTCTCCTTTGTGCAGTGCATAGGGACAATAAGCACTTTTTTCACATTTGTCAAGGACTTTATCCAATTGAAGCAAAACTTCTCTCTTAGCGTATTTTACTTGCCGCATAGTCAGCCCAGTAATTCTCCTCAAATCCCTATCGGATAGTTGAGGACTTTCTTGAAGAGCCTCATACGCTTTTACAGCTTCTTGAGATAAACCCTTCCTCAAATACTTGTCCAACCAACTAGCAGTGGCGTAATCCTCTTGGTTGTAGTCTTTCGTGGAAATAATGTCTCCCAGGCAAAACATGTCCGATGAATCGGTATTCACCGGACTATCTAGAGATACTTCCGAAATCTTAGCCAATTTCTTAACTTCAATCCTTTTATAAGGAGCGTCAAAGGCATTTCCTCGAGTCTTGACCAGTTTCGTCTCAGTACCGGTTACTGTGTAACCATTTTTCTGAGTAAAGTTATTCCTAAGCAGCAATTGAGCAGTTTGTTGGATATTGTGATAAACCAAAGAGCACAAGCTCGCCTTGTCCACATACTCTACATCTATTTCTGGAATAACAAAATCCTTCTTATTTGCAAGCTTAGAAAACTCCGGAGTTACCAGTCTCAAATTCTCCTCGTCACAATCTATCAAATCGTATAGACTCCCATTATGCCGGTACTGTACTGAGTCATACGTAGTACCCATACGCACTATAGATACCAGAAGATCGGCTATTACATCCTCTTCAGGCTGCTTAAGAATAGTTGAAAGCCTTTTAGTAGTACTTATTAGCAGAGCCTTCCATTTTTTAATTGCCGCTGCTACTTCTATATCAGTAGTCTCACTATTAACAATAGAATTAACGTAGATTGAGAGTTCTTCATACGTGCTATTCAAGGCTCTTCCTCCAAACTTCGTGCAATCTCTCTAATGTGAGAGATCCGGGATCCTCTTTACCGAATAGTTCAACATATAGCGGATCAAGACCACATGCGAAGAGTTCATCGTGTAGTTTCCTAGCAGCTATCTGAGCGTCTGCATCCAAACATACAACAGGGCGTAAACCAATATACTTACAGAGCTTTATGATTTTATTCATCTGAGAAGGTGACGCTTCCTTAGTGTTCAAGCCTACGGCTTGGAGACCATAGGTGTGAAGCTTCCATACGTCGCTGGCACCCTCTACAATCCATAAACAAGAAGATACGGAGGTCACCGCATGACCTCCGTAAAGAAGGTGCTGAATAGGGCTCCCTGCCGGGTTGCACCAACGCTTGAATGTGTCGGGCGCTAGGAATCTGAGCTGAAAAGTCTTGTAAGAGCCGTCTGTGTCCCAAACTGGGCATATGATAGAACCTGCCATTTGTAGTTTACCCAAATACCCAGATTTTACATATTTCAATCCATAAGTGTCTATCGTATTCTGATTAATTCCTCTATCCACCAAATATTGAACATTTCCTATAGGGTCCAGATTCTCATCCCCTGGGAAGTCATTTATCTGCAGGCCTTTTACAACATTGCCTTTTTTATCGAAAAGGTCGTTTATATTGAAATCTGTAGAGGTGCTTTTTAGGTCTTCCCAGACTTCTCTCCAGGAATCGATGTTCTCGAGTAGTTTGTACAGGAGTGGAAAAGTACCCCGGACCGAGCACGATTGCGACCCACATATAAAAAAGCCTTCATCCAGATCAACAGAGAAGGAGGGGCGGCTGTCATCATGGAACGGGCAATGAGTATGAATTTTATTAGAAGAATTAGGAGTAGCTTCAGGAAATTTACTTAATATGTAGTCCCTCTTGTCGATCATATGACTAATATATCAGAGGAAACTTTACTTGTCAATAGAAAAGATTAGAATTATTCTACTAAATTTCCATATCGATCATACCTCAACCAAGGCGTCTCTACTCGATAAGCTAAAGTAGAGTACGTACTTAGACTCCTTACATTTAGGGCATATTTTCTTAGTCTCCCTAAAAACAGGATCTGATATATCTACATGAATAGGCTTGCGTCTTGCGTATTCATACGCCTTCTTACAATCTTTACAATTATACATTAAGCCATCTGGTGCTTGGTTACTCTTATAAAAGCCCGAAAGAGGTTTAGTTATCTTGCACTTTGTACACACTTTAGTACTCATCTCAAATAAGACCACCTTCCCTAACAAGTATCATTACGCTTTGCTATTTCCCACAAATACGAAACATCTCTAGTAATCATCATTTTAGAAAAATCAGTATTTACTACAACCTCTGGATTAGTTATCTCTGACTCACGTGAAAACATAGGAGATAAAACCATAAGCCCCTCAGCTTTCTCTTCTGGGGTTTGGTTAAGGGCAATCGATAAATTCACGCCCTGCGATATATCTATACTCTTGCCTCGATGTTTTTCAGAAAGACGCTCTGCGGAGACAGACTCCATATTAGATTGAGATGCAGTAAAAATTGGTACATCAAAAGTATCCGCTAGATGTTTCATATCCCACACTATCTGACCTTGTTGCAGCCTCTCCTCTCTATGTGGTACGTTAGGTGCCACAATATTAAGATAATCTATAACTACAACATCAGGAGACCATCCTTGAGCTTTTAAGGTTACTATGTATTCCTCTACCTCCGACAACTTGGTAGATTTAGGCGTACACTTCATAATCTTTAATCTAGCATCCCAAGTATTTACACGTTGGAAGAAAACATCCAAATGATCTTTTTCTTCTTGGGTTAAGGCCATTGTTCTAACTCTATCATAGTTTAGTTGGCCAAAAAGAGCATCATATCGATCACAAGTTAATTCAATAGTATTCTCGTATATCAAGTGTAGGACATTAAAGCCCTGAAGCACAGAAGCGAAGCCTATGTGGTTGAGAACTATACTCTTTCCGCGTTTCATGGGCGCGATTACGTCAATTATCGATTTAGATCTAATATCAAATTGTTCATCCAATCCTTTAATGCCCATCTTGAACACTGGGTTAATATCAGGGTTATCTCGTTCCGAGATACGCCTTTGGGATCTCTCTATGTAATTGCCTGCCCAATCTACGATTGGGAAGGCTTCTTCTCTAATTATCTCGTGAGCCTTCTTCTGAGCCTCCATGAGGTCATCTAGCATATAGTCTATCCTACTAGTACGGTCAAAACCCTCAAAAGCATTTTTGGTGGTGGCCTTTACTACGGAATACGCAATATAAGTTTTAAATTTCTTCTCAGCATCTTCTGTAAAGGTTAATTCCTTCTGAAAAAGGTGCCATACTTGGTCACGGAAGAGGAGCCTTTTCTCTTCCTCATCTATATCCTCAGAAAGGAGCTGGTCCGCATATTCCCACTCGAGGGGTTTCCAATTGCGAGCCTTTAGCTTCTTCGCAAGCCATTTATAGGCGTCTACTGCAAAATAACCTGGCTCAAGGTGCTCCAAAACTCCGGATTCTAACGTGATCTTACGCTTCAGTATCGAGGCTAAGAACTCCGCTTCTACTGCTGCATTAATATGCACCTAGACCCTCCAAATCACGGGTTTACCCCACCTAGACGCAGCTTCGATCTCAGTAACCATCCCACCGGTCGGCTCTTTAGCATAAACCCAAAGCTCATTACAGCTGAAAAGTAATGATAGGCAGAACGCCATACCTTGCTCCTCTGTAACCGAAGACTCAGGACCTTCTGACATTCCGGGAGGAAACGCCAGTATAGGTGCTATAGGTACTATAACCTCATCCCAATACAAAGGAATATAAACAAGCTTCTTAAGGTAACCCTCAAGGATAGGCATAGCACCCGCGTTCCTTTGCCCAATCTTATTTACTATATTTTCAACCTTCTTAATGTTCTTAGTGGGATCTGCCCTGTAGGGGTGGCAAATATAAACTCTTTTCATATTTTCATAGCACTGTAGGTCAATCGTATTCATAAACGCTCCTTATATAGGCCAACTCGTAAAATCTTCAATCAATCGCAAATCTTCCCCGCCACCAACAGACACCTCCCGAATAACCGCTCCCCCTAAATGACCATCTGCCTTAATCTCCAGTAATGAATCCACTTCCCGTTTATACAGAGTAGATATTGCTCCTGGAGTGTAATTGGAAGTTATGATAGTGGGCATACATCGATCTCTCCTATAATGCAGAACTCTCTGCAATCCTGAAATCATGTTTGCTCTCTTCCACTCTGCCGCATGATCCTCATTCCCCAAATCATCCAGAACTAGCCAATCGCACTTCCACAGAGAGTCATCATTTTTAAGCATTTGGGCCATAAAATCCTCAGCATGAATGAAACTATAAGTCCTGCTGGACTTATAGTTCCCCTCTTCAAAAAAATGTCTTGCAATATGGTACATCAAGTAATGAGCAAGAGTTGTCTTCCCCCTACCACGCTCTTTAGAGAACATATACAAACAGAGCCCTTTATCTTCTGCGATACTAGGATAGTCTTTGAAATAGTTCACAAACTGCTCACCCTCCTCTATAACAGGAAGTTCATAAGCTTCATTTGTAATAATGTCCAAGGCTTTACGAGTAAAGCCCTTGGACAGAAGCCTATTATAGACTCTAAAAACCTTCATACACTCGCACGCTTCTAAGTTATCTAGAAACCCTGATCCCTTGCATACTTCACACGACCCTATTAGATCAGACTTTAGAGACATGCATGTACCGCTATTTGAGACCATGTTTCTAGCTCAGACCAGCAATCCCACAATTCTTTTTCTGAGATCCACCCAAGCTTCTTACCTTCTTCTTTAAGGTCTGTAGCTTGCGCGTGATCGTCAGATACGTTAACAACATATACTGCGCCGAGGTGGACCATATTAACCATGCTACTGTCCTTTCCACCAGCATAAAGAAGTGCCTTTGGTACAATACCTAAATCTCCCATTAAGAGCAGTGCGGATGAATACGATTTAGGTAGAGATACTTCCTCTGCGAATTCTCTCCGGGCTGCCTCTCTAACTATCGTGGCTATGTCTGCTCCGAGGTCAACGGGGTTTATGTGCCCACCTACCCCTACGGACAAACTACCTTTCAGACGGGTCTCTGCGCCGTCTCTGGAATAGGTAAAATAGCGATCTCCATTCTTGAGTGCAATGTATGGGATAATTTGCTTATATTCTGGGTTAGTTTCCGCCAACCCTCGGGGTAGGAAGAACGAATGCTTTACGCAATGCTGGAACCAATCCAAATCAGTAGAGTTCTTTGTGAGCCCAAACATCTCCAAACTTTTTGGATATTGGTCCGTCAACAAACCAGTAAATCCGTACATAAGCTCTTTTTTAAAGACCAATACCAGCTCGTTTTGCTTCTCGATATACATTAGCACTCCTCTTTTTCCCTAGTAAAAATTGCTAGGCGTTCCTCATACACAGCAAGGTCTCCGCACACGCGAATCATCTGCCTAGAGAACTCCACCGAAGAGGCGCAGTCAGCCTCTAGAATAGCAATACACGCCTTAAGCTCCGCCTTCTTTCGAGCTATCATCTGCATTATATAGTCAATATCGCCTTGAATATCCTCTTGCAGATGTTTCCTATTCTCTTCCCTGCGCTGTTCCTTACTTTTAAACCAACTCATCTTTTCCTCCACTTAATAGCCCGGCCTCGGCCAGAAGTTGTGTTGCCTTCGGCATCCCATAGATTAGGAGATGCCCCCCATTTCATATACTCGTCCCAGGTAGGACTTTGCGTCAATCTTCGAGCGTCCAACCACTCCTCTTTAAAGAATTCAAAATTATCCGGAGTACACTTAATTACAAAATATGAGTTTACGGCATAATGTCTCTTACCGCGCCGTTGAGTCCCATCCTCATAGTAGTAATGTCCATCCCCATCCAGCTTAACAACTCTTTTCAACTCATCCCTATCATCTGATGAAGGATGCCACCCTTTTGGGATATAGCCATCAGTCAGCTCACAGTCAAGTGACAAACCTAGGAAATTCCTAATATCCCGCCAAGGATCGTTAGACTTCTGCTTAAGCTCAGCTATGTCAGGATCTAGAGCATTCACATTAATAATAGTTCTATACAAAACAGGTTTTTTAGGGAACATTTCTTTAGCTTTCATGAATTTCTCTTCCAACCAAATCTCAGGATCTACGTCCTGAGATTTGAGTTGCCTAATCCTGTCAATAAGCCTGTGGTAGCCTTCAAAATGCATAGCACCCTTCGTATTATCATCATGACGAACAATGCTACTCTTCTTTAAGGCTGCTTTTCCAAAGTGCTCAACTTGAAGTTGGATAAATTGAAGAAAAATGTCTGCTGCGTAGTCCAGCTCATCCTGGTCCTTAACATATTTCCGCAATTTAGTCATCCAGGAGCGTTCGCCTTTATTGTAAAGGAATTTACCAACCCCGGCGTACCGTTCGTACGGTATGACTGGGAATACGAAAGCTGAATAGGCTTCTAGTGAGACATCCGCCTCGTCCAGATAGTCCATAAGTCCTAAAATTGAATTATGCTGAAATCTGAATGCTTCATATTGATTATCATGCCAAGGATCGATCAAGCCCGTATATCCTAGATAACTCCAAATCAACCTAGACATCCCGACCAGGGGACCTTCAATTTCTCTAGCTCTAGCAACCCCACCTACTGGCTGGGGCTTTGCTTTCTTAACTTTCTTCACCTTCTTTGCTGGTTTTGATCCTGGCATAGGCATTGTCATTGTAATGGTCGCCATATTATTACCTCAAATATCGTAAAAGTTCAGCTTTACCGATTGATAGGAGTTTCTCGTTCTCTACTGTCAGCGCATCCGCTATATCTCCCTTACCTTCCAATTTCATCCTAACTAGCTCATCCAGCGACCCTACTACGTCCAAGAATATCAGCGTAGCAGGTTGCGATCTCATTCTGTCCAACCAGGTAAGCTCACCTACAGTTTTAACACGCCTGTGAATCCTGTCAAGGGATTGTTTGTACTGAGTATAGGAATAGGGTCGGTCGATATAGATCGCAGTGCGAGCCCTTGCCAAAAAGTCGGTTCCCGTACCTGCTTTAGCTGGAATAGCTGCAGCAATTCGTATCTTGGGGTCATACTCGAAGGAGTTTGCAAGAGCATCATCGATCTCCACCCCACCACGTATCTTCACAACTCCGTACAGGGCATTCCAGCGGTCGTAGATGAAGTCGATAGCCCTTCGGTACTCAGACCAGATGATCACCTTCTGCTCGGGGTCTGACATCACCTCCTCGAGGATAGAATCCAATTCGAGGTACTTCGCGGACTCACAAGTCTCGTCAATGAACTGCGGGTGGTTTAGCAACTGTCTCAGTCGAACCGTTTTTGCACTATCTGCGAAGAACTTGGCCAGGTTGATCTTACTAGAACTGGAAAGATCTGCTATGATTTCATTGCAGACCGCTTTGTACAGCTTCTCTTGCTTTCCGGAAAGGATAACATCTCTAATAATGGTAGTCTTATCCGGGAATCCTACCATGTCCTCTTTTGTGCGCCGGATAGAGACTGCCTCTAGTCGGGATTTCAATTCTCCCAGATTTTTGTACCCCACAACCTTATCAAACGATATTTGACGGGACCGGCGACCCTTCTTCCCGTTTACGCCTTTTTTAGGCTTGAGTGTCATGGTCTTTTTCTCTTTATGTGTGAAATACGTCTCAAACCTTGAAATATTAGGAAGGTGCTCATTGCTGAGTACTTTCAAAGTTACATACGCATTCATTGGAGACTCTGAAACCGGAGTACCGGTCATCAGGATAGCTCGGGGCGGCTTCGCCTCCCGGTCCCGTAACTCTGCCAGGAGAGATAGCACGCACTTTGACCTTTTAGCATCATCGTTTTTATACATGTGCCACTCGTCTACTATTACCATGTCGAATTTCATGGTTTTCAGGAGCTTAGTAACATCTCCATAGATGGCCTGCTTGCCAGAAGCAATCAGGTTCTCTGGGTGTACTAGCATAAGATCCCAGTTACCCGTTTTATGTTTTTTCAAGAATTCAAGAGAAACTTTCCGTCCCGGAGGGATAGACACAGAGGTTAGGTGGGTGTGTTTTTCGATCTCGCGCCCGAACCCTAGCATAACCGATTTAGGGCAGATTACTAACGTCCTCCGGACCTTAGGACCCAATGAAATTAATGATCCTAGCGCCTGAATAGTATTATGAGTTACGATGAAATCATCTGTGATGTACAACTGGTCAGGCGCATCTACAGAAATACACTGAGCTTCCTTTTCTCCCACGCACTCCACCTTATCAAAGCCTCTCGTAGGAGGGTACTTAGTTCTGGGTTTCCAGACATCAGCTTTCCTAGATAATTTAAAGGGCGTGTCATTTCCGGGAAATGATATGTGTAACCTGTACGCCAGTTGACCTTCTTTTTTCTTCCCCTTATACGTATACGTAGGTGTTTTAGTGCTAAGAGTAGCCTTTCCACCAAAAGACCACACTAAAAATTGAGCATCTAGGGCTAGCCGCTCCGATACAGATACATATTCAATATTACTACTTGGGGAACAATACCCGTCCGCGTCAAATAAGCCCCTCAACAGCTCTAGCCTAGACTCTTTAGATGCAAATTTATAAATATCGGGAATAAACTTAGAGTTAGACTTCCGGCCCATTAAATCTAGGCCCCTAAGCATATCTAAAACTACATTAGCATAATGACCTTCAGTTTTAGAAATACCATAAGTTATAGTACCAACACGCCTCCTTATATACACTTCTTCCGGGAGTAGCCTCCCAATATTAGAAACTACTTCAGCATCCTCAGTCGTAAACGACACATTTTGATGTGATAAGCCTCCATCCCCTAGCAAGAACCCTAGTACATAAGGATGCAGCGGAAGCTCCCGCTCTTCGAACTCAATAGGCTTAACTATGGGTATATAATGCTTGCGGTTCCCATTTTTATAAAAAAGATCATCTTTAAAATTCTGCAACTGACGTACCTTAGGCCTGCACCCTTGATACTTAGAGCTAGGGCTCTGGATATGCCATAGATGCTCTCCACAACATTCCGTAGAAGCTCCATCTGAGAAAGTAACTCTATACACAAGACGTTTACCTTGAGGAAAAACTCCAATAACCTTAGAAGTACCCCCTTGCGAGTTAATAATAGGGTCACCTACTTGCACGTCTCCCATTAACACCCACCCAGTGGGTGTTAATATCTTAGAGGATAGGGGCTGCGCTTTGCCCACCCCCATCGAATCAAACAAACCGGACCTTCTATTCTGTATGCAATAGGATATTCCTGTTAGTTGATCTACGTATGGAACAGTCTTCAGCTTGCCTTCTAGGGATTGCTCCACCAACTCATTGTGAATTCCCTTTTTTATATCGTTGTTCCTTTTGTCGGAAGCCTGATAGTCCTTTATTAAGGTCATAGCCGCCTTGGTCATCGTGCGCCCCTCGACCAAGCCCATTGAGTCCAACTTCTTTTTAAGAGCTAACAGATCCATATAACTTAATGTATACACATCTGGCTCAGCCCCTTTCGCAGAAAGGAGCGATCTCAGAAGTAGATACACTCGAGCGTAGAACTCATGACTAATGTCCAATTTAGCAGCAAACTCAGTCCCTCTTGCGTCAATCTTGATCATCTAAAGCCTTTTTATGTATATCTGAGAGCTTTGTAACATTGGTGACTCGTCCACAAGGCACAGGCTCTGCGCAATACCCCCTCCACCAGGAACAATTCCTCATCAACAAGTTCCCCAAGACCTTATCATACTCGTCCCCGTCATAAATTAGAGCACATTTCAATTTTTTCACGAAATCTTGACAAACCCTATGAGACTTATAGCACAAGCGCTTTCGAGCAAGCGAAATAAGCGCTTGTGCATTCGCATCAAAGCACATATTGATTAGGTTCCCCTGCTTAGCCTCATCCTTATCAGTCACTAAAGAAATCCCGTGATCATCCCGTTGAGAATATACGTGAGGCTCAAATCCAACAGAATGCCGGACAAGATGAACATGAGCATAATACGGAATATCCTCAATAAACACTCTATACTTAACAGCCCTATCAGAGCTGTGCTCTGATAGGAGCATTTCATACCACGTTGAAATATTAGGCATCTTAGTAGTATACATGTCTTTTCCCTGAGTAACCCGCATAACCGGCGTCATGTACTCAGGACCAACCAATCGTTCAAACGTTACTTTCATTCTAAAAACCTGTATTGAGAAAATCCTCAATATCTGCCTTCCTTTTGTCCTCCTCTGAAACAGTTCCTATTTCTAATATCCTCCCCTTAATCAAAGGATAGTTTTTCATACCTACGTCTCTTAAGGAAACCTCCCGAACCGGGGCCTCTAAATCTGCATAATACAACGACTCAAACGTATTCTCGTGGTCCAGGCCAACTCCATTAAGAAAGGTCTTTACGGAAATCTTAATAACATCATCTTCCCCGGCCTCTGTACTACACATATACCAGATCATTCCTTTGAATTTACGATCTTTCATAGAAGTTAAAAAAGTACCTTCCCCTCCAGTATTCCAACCAAGCTCTTCATCATTCAAATAGGCTTTCACCGACTGGGTCTTTTTGTTATTCTTAACTAGTCCTACTTGAATAATTACTTTAACGCTCATTGTTGTCATAGTCCTTAATGTAATCCGTCAGTGTGCTCTGAACTAACCTAAGATGGTATACATTTGCAGATACGTTGTACCAATAGATCTGATAGGCTATCCGTTTTTGCATATCGTTAAATTGTGTATTTTCTTTTATGTACAGCTCAGGCGTTATGCGCTTCCGCATAAAGATGGGTGGGAGGAAATTGTCATGGTCCAGAAGCTGAGTCTCTACATACCATACAGATTTTTCCAGATCTTGACGACCCTTTTTATCCTTGTACCTAAATGTGTACTTAATGATGTTTGCTAAGGTGAAAATCATTCTATTACCAGCAGCGAAAACAAAAGGTTGCATACTACCTACATAGTGCTGGTCTTCATTGCCAGGAGTTGCCCCCAAATAAGCATCGAATTTTCTATAGTCATAATCTTCCAAAATATGCTCGCTCCTTACTTACCCGCTACCATTTCCGTAAAATCCTGTTTATAGTTATCACAGAATCCATTATAGGCCACGAGGCGACCCACAGTCCAGTGTTCATACTCATCCTTGTCTTCGTCCTCAGGACCTCTAGAAGACCAGGATGGTACTTCTGAATTATCAGAGTTGCAGTAAAAAATGGGAGCAACTCCCATTACCCTGAGAACGTGCACGCATTTACAGTTCTGACACGATCTTACTATTTCATAACTTGGGTGAATCATTTCTTCCGCCTATTATCCAAAAATTCCTTAATTTTGTCAACCCCAAAGTTCCAATCAGCAATCTTCCCCGGAGATCTGATAATATCTATAGGATCGGGAAGGACTGCAACGAAACAACTATAGTCACCTATAGTTTGTTTCTCAATTTCACCTACATGCCTCAACACTCCATATTTGTATGGAGTCGTTGAGGCCATCGCTTCATTACCAAATGAGATAATAAGCTTCGGCTGTACCAGCCGAAGCTCCTCTTTCAAAAATCTAGAACACGCCTCAATTGAACTGTACAAAAGTGGGCTATATCCTGAAGGACATTTGCAAACGTTAGTAAGCCAGCACGTATCCTTTTTAATCTCTATGTTTTCCAAAAGCTCATCTAAATAAACCATCCGAGGCTCATCGAACGTAATATCTTTACCCAGTAGCATGATATTTGCATTACTCGGCCCGAGAGGTTGACTTCTTATCGAAGGGTGCTTCATATTACAGCCTCGACATCTGTTTACGTCATCTGTAAGAAATCCTAAATCTGGATACTGGTATGATAAAGGCTTCACTACCTTCTCCGCGTCAACCCAGGCCTTAAACTGCTCTAGCTCTTCTGACAAATCCGACACAAACCTCTGATGACATCTAGCCCCAATAAGCTCAATCTCTAAAGGCGCTTTCAAAGAATCAGCCACTACAGGCTTCTCCAGCTCCTCGTGAAAAACCTTTAACTCGACTTCATTCATGAAGTGGCCCATATCGCCCAACACCGGTAACTTAACCAATTGATAAGAATGCTCTAGATCATGGGATTTATCAATTATTTTAGCTGTGGTTTTCTTGGCCAGGAGCTTCTTGCTATTTGCTGGATCTAATAAAGAAGTAATATCCCCATATTCCTCTATCAGTTTCAGAGCAGTTTTGTTCCCTATTCCCTTAACCCCTTTTATATTGTCGGAAGGGTCTCCTACGAGAGCCTTCCAATCCGGGATCAAGCTAGGAGTAATACCTAGCTCCTCTTGAACATCTACAGGCTGTACAAGGGTATTAGAGAGAGGATCAAAAATAGTAACTCTATCTGAAATAAGTTGCCAAAGATCCTTATCGCGAGAAGCGATAAGGACTTTATGAGTATGTGCGAAATATTCAGCAAACCAAGCTATCATGTCATCTGCTTCTACTCCAGGAACAGTTATATTCCGTACCCCAAAATATGAAAGGATTCTCTTGGCGTCTTCTTTCTGAATGCCCATCTCTTTAAGGTTGATCTTAGCTTTACGATCCTCTCTTGAAGCCTTGTACTCCGGGTACATGGTGGTCCTCCACCTAGATTTACCTTTGTCCCATAAAATAAGAACATTGCTGCAATCGAATTTGTTAAGAATATCGAAGAAATAAGTTAAAATCCCCTCCGTAACGTAATTCTCATCTCGAGAATAGACTGCTCGCCACATTAAGGGGTTTCCGTCTATAAGAATAATTCTTTTCATAATAATATATTACCTAAAATGGGTTACTAAGTCAAGGACTATTCAGACTCTGGCAGAGATCCAGTAATTTATATCATAAAACTAATCCAGTAATTCTCTTAAATTTCTCTTTAGCTTCTTCCGTTTGAAACTCCTGAATAGCTCTGAACTCAGCTAAAACCGACTCAGGACACTCTTTCCAAGCTTTTTGATATGTCTTGTTTTCTAGAGAAAACCAAGACATATCAATCCCGTTAAACATTTCAATTATAGATCTAGGTACTTCAATATCAAATAGAAAGTACTTAGTTTCTTCGCAAAAATAGTTTCTATACCCATTTCCTGAGTTGTAGTGTCCTGAGTTGCGGTATCCTGAGTTGAAGTCCCCTGAGTTGAAGTCCCCTGAGTTGAAGTCCCCTGAGTTGGAGTGTCCTGAGTTGCGGTATCCTGAGTTGAAGTCCCCTGAGTTGGAGTACCCTGAGTTGGAGTACCCTGAGTTGAAGTTCCCTGAGTTGAAGCCCCCTGAGTTGGAGTACCCTGAGTTGGAGTACCCTGAGTTGAAGTCCCCTGAGTTGGAGTCCCCTGAGTTGGAGTACCCTGAGTTGGAGTACCCTGAGTTGCGGTCCCCTGAGTTGACGCCCCCTGAGTTGAAGTCCCCTGAGTTGAAGTCCCCTGAGTTGCTTTTATCATCTAACTCTAGCTCAACCCGCTCGCAAACCTTCAGTTTGCGAGCTACGCACTTCTCAGTATCATCAATAACTTCTCCATAAGCTATGATTTTGTGGAGTACCGTATTAGGACCAAATAAATCAGAACCAAAACACGCATTGCGTGTTTTGTAGAAGTGGAAACCATTAGAGCAAAGCTCTAATGGTTTCTCATTGTCGATTGCGTAAGTCTTACCAACTTCAAATACAGTCAATTTAGAGCCTCCAACACCTCCGGTTTGGAGGCTCCCATCTTTGAGCAAAGTGAAAGCCTTGACAGCAACCGTTTTGTTGCTGTCAAGTTTAGCTTGAAGTCGTTTAGTACTATCTTTTACCGTAAATAAGATATTAAGCTTTTCTAGTTTTTGCATTAGTTCTTTTCGATTCATTGTTCTCCTCCCTTGTTTGTTCTGCGTCCTATCTATAATAATAGGGCTTCTAGTTAGATTGTCAAGGCCTATTCAGACTCTGGCAGAGATCCAGTAATCAATAGCCGTCTCTTGTTTTCCGCTTTGATCGGCGTTTGGACTTGAGTTAGGAACTCCGGAGGTACGGCACCCCGTTCCACAAGGGCTTCCCATTGATCTAGATTCAGAGAAGGTTGAATAGCGTAGGGGTGCCCGTTAGCCATACACCATTCGATAATTTTTTGAGTATCTCTTTTAATAGAAACCTTACCCTCAGAAAAAGTATGATGAACCTCAAAACCACCCTCTTTAAGCATACTATCTCTTTTACCCTCCTTCGACTCAGATCCTTTTTCATTAACGTAGGCAAGGATTGTAGGACGGGTTTCCGAATCTATTTCGTCATATGTTTTTTTCGCTGATAAATTAGCATCTCTAGCCTCTGTATATCGAGTGCATGCCTCTAAATAGGCCACCTTGGCTTGAAGATTCTCTTCTTGAACTGGTTCTGGTGGTGCAAACGGGGTTACCGTAGGATCTTTCAACGAAATCAGTTTAATAGTTCCATCCAGGACTGCATCTTCCACACAGCACCAATCCGAATTATCAGAACCCATCATCTGAAGATACATAAAACCGCCTTGCTCGAGTTTATCGTTTACTCGACATTCCAAACTAGAAACGGCTTTGTCCACATACGCTCCAGCATCATTTTTATTCCAAAAAGTTCCATTAAGAATTACCCTAGCTCCCACAGGAATTGACTTAATACCAACTTCCTGCGGAGCAGGAGTTGGTTCTTCCGGAAAAGGCCCTCCTTCTGCTTCTACAGGCTCTTCCACAACTGGCTCTGGAGTAGCTGTTATAAAAGGAGGCTCTTCTACTGACTCAACCACTGGCTCCAAAATAACTGGCTCAGGAGGAGCCTCCACAACTGATTCAGCGACTTCTTCCACAACGGGTTCAGCGATTTTGGGTACAGATAGCTCATGCACAGGTGCTACTATACTACCCTCACTACGCTCAAAACTCTTAACCTGACCCAGAAGCACTCCTCCCGCAGTAATATCCATCGTTGGGACTTCTTCCACAACTGATTCAGCGACTTCTTCCACAATTGGGTCAATTTTTGACCCAATTTCCTCCACAATTGGGTCAGGGGAAGCCTCCGCGACCTTTACAACTAATTTAGCTGCAGCTATCTCTTCTTTATGAACCTTGGTTCTGTGGATCTTCAAGCCTCTATCCGTATTAGCTGCATACTGGCAAAATTCGCATATAAATTCACGCATTCAAAATTCTCCTTTTTTGGTCTACCTAGTTAATGATTGTATCCAATATCCCATTTTTGTCAAGATTATTCTCACGGATAATTTTCTCTAAAAGAGCTAGCTTCTGCTGAGTTGCAATATACCTGGCGTTAGCATGATTCTCTGCCCCCGCAATCATATCCATAATAGTCTTAAACGCAGAATCGTATTCAAAATCTTTTCCTTTTATGATCGTCAATAGTTCGAGCATAGTCTTAACTTGACCCGTTAACTTGCCAAGAGACCCTTCTGCTTTCAAAACTCTGGCTCTTAATCCGAACATTATTCATCTCCTTCGCAAATGGGACCATCAATCGGCAGACATTGCCAATTAAACTTCAGCTCAGTGACGCTTGCAGCAAGGGCAAGACAGAAAAATCCATCCTCTATACACGTCTTAGTCTCATTACAATCCACAGTACACATGGTCCTTATTCGGTAACCATCATTAATTATTACACAAATTCCATTCCATTGATCACAATCAGAATTTGTTTTACAAACTGTGTTACATTGAGTTTTGGGAGCAGGAACGGCTCCGGCATCTTCAGTGCCGGAGTCTTCCGCTCCGGCATCTTCAATATCAAAGGAATCCTCTAGATTGGTACAACTACATACAAAAACCATACAAAAAATATAAAAACTGCGCATGACCGGCCTCCTACTCTAGAGTGTAAGGCCGGTTTTGCGGGTTGTCAAGGGGAAATTAGGAAAGGAGGTTACCAGGCTATACGAAGAGAAGCATCATCCGCATACCTACAAAATCGATCATTAGAAACTCGATCACCTAAAGAAATAATGGATTTGGTAACACCAGTCGAAAGATCCAGCGCCATATAAACGCTAGGATTACTAACACGATCTGCGGCTGGAGAGCCTGGATAAGGATCTCCAGCAATAGGGTACAAAGAACAAAGCGTATTATTCCCATAACTAGTGCCCCTCCCGTCTCTAGTATACCGGAACCCCCCCAGAGTATCATAAATAAAGAAAGGAACTATAGTTGGATCAGCTACTAAAGTATTAAAAGCATCAGCTACTGTATGAGGTGCCCGGATGGTATTACCCTTAACTAGAACACTATGATACAAAAGATCATAGTTATTAGGTGCGGTGGTTTCATCTATACCATTACCATTTATTACCAACCCATTTACTACGACAGAATTCTTATACCTAACAGTTAGCTTATTATTCACATAATCAATATTTTGAGCGTAAAGATCTGTACCAGTATTCCTCATAGACATATAGGTTAGAGAAGGGTAAAAAGTACTAGATCCCGCAGCATCAACGGTGGCTACCAACTCTTCCATCCTAAAATCATTATTTGCAATATCATAAGTTCCAGGGGCTCTAGCAAGATACAAACAAGAACTAGCACCTAGCATCGCAGATCCAGTCAACGGAGCTAACTCTACACTATTATTTGTAATTATGTAATGACTATAATTAAAAGCAGTTGAGTCTGCAAATAGGATAATACCATGTGCCCCATACGCTCCATACACCGCAGCAGTAGCCCCTTCATTAGAAGTAGTATATACTTTAACTGAGTTATTACTAATGGTAGCCTTAACGTCTACTGAAAAAATACCTT